CGACTGTATCAAAGCATATAACTATTTACAAACCCTAAAATCAAAGTAATATGAAATTTATTATCATACCAAAAGAAGTATATGATTCCGTATCTGAAGAAAAGAGACGTGAATTAGGAATAGGCAGTCCAAGAGCGAGCGTAGACGGTTCTAAAGTTATTTTACACGTAGAACATTATGACCTTCTATTTAAGTCTTTAGACATGCAGGCTGATGACGAACCTCAATACCCGTATCCGGTATATGACAGCCCTTCTTCTGAGTTTGAATCTGTTCTTTCATCTAAAGAATGGGTGTCTGATGTTAATGACGAGCGTCTTTGATCTTGTTATGGTTGGGACAATTGCTATATTTGTAAAAAAGTTGAATAATTAAAGCGTGTGGTAGCGTTATCTACCATATAATCATCATGTTTCAGATAATAATCGGATGCGTTTTGGCTAATATCCTTACGATAGCAATCATCGGTTTAGCCCTGTATTTAGTGTATCGTAAAAACGAAGACCGTTTAAAGGCTTTGGATTCTAAGATTGATCAGAAGGTTGAGGACGTAAAAAACAAGGTTGGCGCGGTGATGGACATCGTAGACCAGATCAAGAAATTGTTGGATAAAATTAACAAGAAATAAAAAAATGGCAGAAGTAGGTTATAACAGTAAATTCGAAGGTCAGGAGGTTGATTCCAGACTTGAGAATGTGGTGCAGGCCGCTCCTGGAACAAGTTCGGAGTCGGGCAAGGGAGGCCTCATTCCGGCTCCCCCTGCCGGAAGTCAAGACGGTAGCAAGACTCTTCTTAGTAACATGACATGGGGCGATTATGTAAACAAGAAGTATATAGATGATGCTGTATCGGCAGCAGGGTGGAAGAAACAGATTGTTAGCAAACTTCCTACTGTTGAAGAAGCGAAGGATAATGTCATGTATCTCGTAAAAGACAATGTGGCATCTACAGAAACTAAAAACGTGTATAACGAATATATTTTGGTTACTGAAGAAAGTGGTGGTAAGGTGCTTGAATCGCTTGGTATGGTAAGTACCGGAGTAGATTCGAATTATCTTGATCTATCTATGTTTTCAGGTTATTCAGGAGCACTTGATGAAGGTTCGTTTGCAAAAGTTTTGGATGCATACAATAATAATATCACATTAGGTAAGTTAGATGGTGATTATTATTATTTGAATTATTTTTTAGAAGGTAATGATTTTGAAAATAATTTTAAATTAAAAATAGTATTTGCCTCATTTGCTAATGCCGACTCAGCGGTAGGCGCATCTGAATATGATATAGAAATTCAGGTGGGGACTTTTGTTGTCATTCAAGATAAGACATATGAGGCTATGAACAATATGGTTACGTTGTCTAATACGATATTGTCTTATTTGAATTTTATGGCTATGCCCCCTAAGGTTGTTACAACATTGGCAAATTTACCAAAAGGTGCTCATAATATCATAGCCAACGTCGCTTCTGCTACGAATCTGTCTATGACCGTATCTTCTGAGTATGTTGGGAGGGAGTGGCAGGTGCGGGTCAACAACACCACCGGCACAGACATCACACAGCCACTTCCTACCTCTGGCCAGTTCCAGAGTATGTCAGGCGATAGCGTAATAGTACCTAAAAACAGTTTTATAGAATTAAGTATCTGGTATATCAATGATAAGTTGGTTATCAGAGTAGGTGAACAAGCTTAATAGAAAGGATAGAGTATGCTTTATGTAAATAAGAATATAAAAGGTTTTTATTGGGAAGGATACGAGTTGGACTCCTCTTCTTACGAAGTAGGGTATTCTTACCAAGATTTCTTAGATGGTAAATGGGTTCAACTTGACTCCGATCAAGAAAAATTCCATCAAAACAATCCTGATGCGAGTGTGAAAGAAGTTATTGCCATGCAGCTTGACCCGGAGCCTCCTGGACCAACTGAAGAGGAGTTGCTTGCCAAGGCTAAAGACAAGAAGGTTTCTGAGGCCAGGGAATATGCTTATTCTGATGCTGTCCGTTCTTATAGTTTGGATGGTAAACAGATATGGTATAACAGCAGCATGAGACAGAAGGTTAAAAACGATATTGACGTAGCAAAAGGAAGCGGGATATACACTGTATCTGTAGCAGATTCAGAATACGAGCTTGATATTGCTAATACGGCAATGAATGAAATGCATGTATATGAATCTGAGTGCAACGATCGTACTGCTGCCATAGAAAAGGAAATAGCTTCTAAAACCGACAGGAGTGAAGTTGAGTCTATGAAAGTAGATGAAGGCTATCCTGAGAAGTTGGTAAGGACAAAGGATCAGATCATAGAAAAAAATAAGATCCTTGAAGCTAATGATCCGGAGAAGGCTACAGCCATGCACATGAGGGCGATGATCAACACGCCGGCTATGTTGGAAAACACTGACCAGAATCTTGCTCTTAAGATAAAGGGATTGTACCCTATCTGGGATAAGGATGGAGTTTACGGAGACAAAGGTCTTCCTATGGGTACGGCTGTTGTAAAAGGGCAGCGTTTCCGTAGCAAAAACAAACCTTCGGATTTGGATTGGACTCTGTTTGAAGTAAGGCAAAATCACAATCTACAAGCCGACTGGGTTCCTGGTCAGGGAGGTGGAGCTGAAAGCCTGTATATGGTTGTTCAGGAAAAGCATTCAGGTACGATAGACGATCCTATTCCTTGGGTATATAATTCTATTTTAGAGAATGGAAAGTATTACATTGACAAAGAAATTAAGTATCTTTGCATAAGAGATTCAGGCATCCCTTTGGCTTACGAGAATCTTTCTGATCTTGTATCAGCAGGATATGTAAGGGTTGTTTAGGTCGTGATTTGTTGTTAATGTTATGGATAACCCCTGTATATTTATTTATGCAGGGGTTTTTCTTTAATCCAGACTCTACTTATTTTAATATTTGGTAAGGTTCTGATTATCTTTGTGAAAAAGGTTAAGTTATGGAAAGAAGTGATATTATAAAAGAATTGAGTCAGTATTTTAGTATTGTTGAATTAGTTGGTCCTAAAGAATACGGTAGAGACAAAGATCTTTGCTGGAGGTATTTAAGAACTGAGTTGCTTCACACGATACTGGTTTTAAGGAAAGACATTTTGAAAACTCCGATGACGGTTAATACCTGGAAGTCGGGTGGAAGGTTTGATGAGCGTGGGTTTAGGAACAATATCTCAGACATAGTAAAATCAAAGACCGTATCAGGGTCTTTGTATATCAGTCCTCATATGCTTGGGGCAGCCATTGATTTTGATGCCAAGGGTATGACGGCAGAAGAGACAAGGAATAAAATAATTCAGTCGCAGGATTTACTTCCTTGTCCCATTAGATTAGAATCAGGTACCAATTGGGTCCATATTGACGTATATGACTCTCTTGGAAGTAGCAAGAAAGTAACTATGTTCTAATATGGCTTACAGATTTGTAGGAAGGATGAATTTAGAAAGTTTCTGGGCTTTTCTCATTTCCGGATTATCAGCATTGTGGATGAATTTCCAGGAGATTCACCACCTTATATATTCTATATTGTTTATATTAGCTATAAATCTTTTGTTAGCTACTATAAAAAGTATCAAACACTGCTATATCCGAAGAAAGAGAAAGAGGCCTTTTAAGATATTGACATGCATAAGCGAAATTGGAGTTTTGAAAATCCTTCTTGAGTTCGCGGCCTGCTCTTTCGGGCTGTTTACCATATCCGGAATGGATCTTATTATGTCTATGGGAGGGCATAAATCCCCAGAGTTTATAGACATGCTTCTTCAGTGGATTACGATATTCGCCTTAATATTATACGGTGGAATGGCATTCAAACGCCTCGGCGACCTTGCACCTGATTTGACGATAGTAAAAGGTGTTAAGTATTTCTTTAGCAAAGTAAGTTGGTGGCAGAAGGTTCCATTCGGAGAAGAGCTTAAAGAAGGTATTAACAACGGTGATATACAAGAACTTTTAGATGAAGATAAGGAGGGTAAAAGATGTGTTTGCAAAAAATGAGAGCCAGGCATGTGTTGGGAGTTCTTCTACTGTGTTTTATATCTTTCTTGTTTGGTAAAACATGCAAGAAACAAGAAATAATACACGATATAGAAATAGATACGGTAATAGATACCATTATCCAACCTATTCCTGTTCCTCAGTATATAGTTGACGTAGGGGAGGTAGAAATACCTTTCCCTATGGATGCTATAGTTGAAAAAGATACGATAAAAGACACTGTCTATATCAATATTCCTATACAAAGAAAAACATACAACACAGATGATTATCGGGCTGTTATAAGCGGATACAGACCTAATTTGGACACGATGATCATCTACCACAAAAAAGAAATAATATACGAAAAGAGCCGGCGCTGGGGCATAGGACTGACGGCAGGGTATGGGGTTGGGCGCGAGGGCTTTTCCCCCTACTTAGGCGCTGGAATCTATTATAGGATATGGTAATAATCACGTCCTATTTTATTTAATACACAACATTTTAAACTTTTATCACCCCATTTACTTATCTTTGTGGAAAAAGGTAAGTTATGAATTATATCGATATTTTACCACAGATAAGAAATAACATTTTCTATGTCAGGATAGTAATGACCGACTACGATGTGGAAAATCAGATGGTTATTAGAATAGTATCCAGAAGAAATGACGGTCTGTACAAGACGGAAGTAGTACAGTATCCAAATGAAGGAACTGATTACAACGGAGAAATCATTGTTCCTATGTTTGGTATGGCTAAGTCATTGGTGGCCCAAATAGTAGGAGTTAAGATAAATGGTACCGAGGTACGTGTTAATAGTACTGAAGTAGAGGGAGCTGATATAACAGCCAGATACGATGATTCCCTTACCAGAATGGGATGGGAGGAGAGTATGAACAACATCCATCTTGATTTTGAGGTTATAAGCACCAACAACCCTAAAACGCTTCGCATAGCCGATCAGTCGGAATGGGGGATACTTGCAGACAGACCGGCTATTATAGAGATCGTGCCACCTGAAGACGAGAATAAGTATGTTTATTATCTTGGTAAGAATCAGTTGAATGTATTCAACAGTAAGACTCTTGGCATAAATCCAGGTCGCGGAAATGATTTTGAAAACCTAAAAGATGGTATATACGATATTACCATAAAAGGCAGTCCTTCCTCTTATTCATTTAATAGAAAGTATTTAAAAACAGATCTGATCCGTCTTAACATAGATAAGATATGGGCCAGGTCAACTGTGTTATGTGATCATGAGGATGATGACGTTATTGACAAAATAAAAGAAATAGAGTTTCTGCTGGCTGCGGCTGAAGCTAATATGAGATTAGGGAATTTTGAAAACGTAAAACAATTATACGAAAAAGCATCTAAATTGATTTACGTTCTCAATAATTGTGAAAATTGTGGTTGCAAAATGTAATTAATTAAATATAAATAAGTTATGGGATGTGGATGTGGAAGAAGTAATATTACTTCTGTTAATAGAAATAGGGCTATAAAGCCTCAGTCGAATACGACACCTAAAGCTGATTCTAATGCGGCTTGTATTCAGAAATACGATGAACTTGCTGTATTGGACAAGAAAATCATAGACCTTCATCGCAAGTTCAGGTTTGTAGGAGGTGTAAGTAAAAGGTATGCTGATATTCAAAAGCTGGTAAGAGGCTGGATTGTTAATTTGAAGAACGAGTGCCCGGATCCGGATGATCTTGCTACTTATTCTGAATACATAAATAAAGAATACGCCAGGTATTTTACCGTGAAGTGATATGGCAGTTACCGGAAGTACACAGCAAATTCTTTTCCCTTCATCTTACTTATGTGAGTGTGCTGATCGTTTTATAGCATGTAAGGCTGATCAGTATCTACAATATCATAAGTATAAGGTAGGTATTAAGCCTGATATGGATACGGTTCTTAAAATAGATCGTATGAGAAGAATCGTATGTGAAGGGGAATGCGGGTTGTGCCCGGACGAGATTCAGAAATTTAAAGAAGAACTTAATAAGATCTTGTCATGAAAAAGATGTATTACAACAAAGAATACAGAAAAGCTTTCAAGAAATCGGATTGTCTGGAAGATCTTGGTTCTGAAGAAACGTTTATCGTTCATGAGGCTGAATTTTGTTCGGATATAAGCCAGGATGATGCAGATAGGAAAGCGGAAGAGTTTGCGGAGAAAGAAGGTCCGTTGTATGCTAATAAAGTAGGTGGCTGTTGCGAGGTATATTATAACACAAGACAGGAAGGGGATTTCTTTAAAAATGATTGTCCTGATGGTCAAAAACAAGAACAACCCACACATCACGTGGTAGAGGCCGGGCGTGTATGGTCTAAGTTCAGTACCGAAATAGCCAACTACGAAGCTGCGAAGATTCTTGAGCAAGAAGGGCAGGCTGCCGCTAACGAATCTGGAGTATGTAAAACCGTTTATTACAACGAAGATCAACATGGTTGGTTTAGTAAACGTTGTAAGGAAGGATGGAAGGCCCCTGAGAAATACAGGAGGATATACGCTGGTACCGTAACGTCTTTCATTAGCGTTGATGATGCCAATGAAAAGGCTAAGAAGATACTGGAAGAAGAGGGCATGAAATGGGTTAATGAAAATACCAAATGCGAGCCTGTTGTTGATGAATGCAAATTTGATTTTTGAAAATGAGCAACGTAAAATTTAATCCGACAGAAGGTGAGAACGATAAACTGGTGTCGGTGTTTTCTGAAATAAATGAAGGTCTTGATACGACTTTGAATTACACTATTTCCGATGAAGGGAATAAGGCTAAGAAGAACATCGTCGTTAATCAAGTTGGTAAAAGGGAAAAGTTTTTATCGAAGAAAGGGGAGGAATCTGAGCCTTTTGTTTTGTCTGATGGTAATACTTTCAATGTTCTTAAAGAAGGTGCTTCAGGATCGGCATCCGCTTGGGCTGAGGACCAACTTCCTCCAGAAGCCACGGAATCAGTTGGCGACAAAAGCCTTCTCCCTTCTTGGGATTTTTACCTTATAGACATGACTCAAAATACCGGAGACAAAGTGCGTCCGGTCGGGAAGCTTCGTAAGAATAATCTCCTTAGATTTGAAAACGGAGATTTTGCTCCTACGGTGGGTATAACCGAGGAAATGAGAGCCGAATGCGATGTGGAACTGTATTTGGATAACGGTCATAAAAATAAGTATTGTGATGCCGGAGCATTTGACGCCAAGGCTTTTTACGAAGAGTATGGTATTGGTCAAAAACTTTATAATGTATCAGGATCAGAGGTAAGGATTTTAAGACCTTGGGAGACTACTTCAAAGAATTATAGCATATTCTTAGGATGTAGCAAGAGTCTGTATGTAGTTGATAAGGTAGTTGGCAAAAGCGGGAAAATATGGTCTGGTGTGTACGACGCAGACACGGTTCCTATGCTGGACGGACTTGACCTTCGCCAGACGTGCCCTGTGCTGCCTCCCACAGCTTTATCTCCTGGACCTGTATGTACAGTAGACTCCAAGGCAAGATCTTTCTTTTTCTTGTATGAAGGAGAAACAAATTGTAAATCAGGAGCCGGAGTTGGTAACGCCTGCACAATGTTTTTAAACGGAAGAACTTATCCGAGAGCCAATGACGTAAATCAAATCAATATAGCTAAGTATTCGAGGGTTAATAACGTAGATCCTGAATCTTCTTATCCTTTTTCTGAAGGTGGGTTCTTGACCTTAAATGCTTATATCATATACCTTGAAATGCTGTACGGTACTAAATACTTGGTTAATCCAGATACTTTTGGATCAGGGATATCAAGTAACTCCGGGGTAGGTAATGATGTTAATTACCATAAATACGGAGGATTGAAATACCGTAAAAAAGGAGAAGATACATGGATGTATGCCACATGGAACAACAGTTCTTCTATTATCCATTATGAACCTACTAAAAAAATTCACTTCTCTTACCTCATAAATTCAGAGTATCCTAAAGAACAGTGCATGGAAAGCCAGATGGCGGCTTCTTTTGCATTCGAGACAGGCGTAGAAGAAGGATCAGAGTTTGATTTTTATGGAGGAAAATACTGGTATAAGAACGTCCAGGGAGCCAAGAGTATGGCTGAAGGTCATATGAATGTTATTGTATTTAAGGAAATGACCGGCACTATATCAGCCTTAAACGAAAATGACGAACCGGCAGAATTTGATTTGGAAGTTATTTTAAGGATGTCTTTGTACGATGGCATGAATTTGTCTGGAGATGTCTTTAGGTATTGTGGAGGAGGATACGAACAGGTAGGGACTTGTTTAAATGATCCTAATGTCACTCGAATAGGTAATACTATTGATATTTATATAGAGCCAGATCAAAAGAAATGGACATATGAGAAAAGGTCTACTATAAATAATGGTGAGGTTTTTAATTTTGAATCTAAATATAAAAAGATAGCAACTACCCAGAATTTAGGAGATAGTTTTGCTTTACACCGTATTCCTTATACCGGATGGAAGGATAAAAAAGGGGGAAGTATCGGAACAGGAGAATGTTTTTATACAGGGGACAATTGCTACTGGGCTTCATCTGTTGGTATAAAGTCCAGAGTGGCTGCTCGTTTCGGCGGTTATGCGTCCAATGGCAATTGCTCGCCTCGTACTCTCATTGCGATTTACGCCTCTTCTACTACGAATTGCCACACTTGCGGCCTTGCCCAGTTGTTATTAGACGTCAGTCAACCGCAGGTTTGATGGGTGTAACCCATTGATGGCGCAGCCATCATAAGCGCAGCGATAAGGCGCAGCCTTATATACTATATCACGGCGCAGCCGTATCTTGTTAATATAATATTTTATAGCTACAAAACAAAAATTTAAAATATTTAATACAAATTGTTTTGTAGCTATAAAATATTATACATACATTTGCAATGTCATTAGACAACAGAGATAGTTAACATTATAAACAATAAAAATTTATTCAATGAAATCCGTTAGTCTGCTAACAAGTCTTACATTGGGATCTGACCTCTGAAATAGCAAATAACGGTTGAGAAAAAGGTTAAAAAGAATTGGCTGCTCGTTTCGGCGGTAATGCGAACAATGGCAATTGCTCGCCTCGTAATCTGAATGCGAATAAAATAAATCCGAATAATTTATTATTTTAATCGTAGTAATCATTATATTTGCCATGTGGGTATAATAATTGATATATGAAAGTTATTAACGTTGTTGGGTATGAAGGTATATATGCAGTAAGTGATACTGGTATTATTTTTAATATTAAAAAAGGAACTGTAATGAAGACTCATGTTAATATGCATGGTTACGAGGAGGTGACGCTTTCAAGTGTTAAGAGTGGAAAGAGTAAAATGAGGGTGCATAGGATAGTATATGAGTCTTTTAATGGTAAGGTAAAGGATGATTTGGTAATAGATCATATAGACAATAATAAGTTAAATAATAATCTTAGTAATTTAAGAAAGCTCACAAATAGAGAAAACATATGTAGGTCAAAGGTTTCAAAATATGGAAGGGGAGTGCATTACTTTGAGAAGATAAATAAATATGGTGCTTGCATTCAGATAAATAAGATACAATATCATTTAGGTGTATTTTGTGATGTTAAAGATGCAAGAAATGCTTACGACAAAGCTTTATCGGACTGGAACGATAATGGAATATTGCCTTATAAGAGAGATAGGACTGTAAAAAAATGTAATGCGTGCAACGAGGTGAAATCTGTATCTGAATTTTATTACATAAAAGGTCATGGCTATCAGTATATGTGTAAAGAGTGTCAAAAAAAGTATGGAAAAGAATATAGGCTTAAAAAGAAAAAATGCGAATAATAACATAGAATACATTGATTGACTTCTTATTGTGATGGTGTGGATAAAAAATGCTATCTTGCACCAAAAAAAAGAAAGTCATGAACTCATGTAACACTTGTAAAGATGACAGACCTGATATTCTGAGATCTAATATTTGTATCGGGTCTGATCCGTGTAATGACTGTACGGACAATTGCGAGATTCTTCCAAAAGAATGCGATTGCCCGTATGGTCATTTAAGCGATCATTGCATTCATTATACAGGATGCAAGACATTCATATCCAAATTAACTCCAGGTATGCCTTATAATGAGGTTATGCATAATATAGAACTGGTTTTTGAAAACATAGATAAGTTTTTGGATAGGATGGTTGAAGAAAATACGCTTTTAAAACAAAGGGTTGAACAACTTGAAAAACAGTTACAAAATGGAAAAGAGTGCACAAATTGGTGAGGGCTTAAGTGGCAAACACGTATATGTCCCACATGTGGACGAGACGCCGGTGCCATGCCCGGACGGATATACATGCACGAACTGCGTGTACTGCGCTGACGGCATCAACGCTGGCTACTTCAGTCTGGCTCAGAAATCTGATCTTACGGCTTTAATCAATGCAATGATATGCCGTATGAAATACCAGGATAGGGAAATAGAATTTTTAAAACAAAAAATAAATATTTTGAGTAACAATGGCAATAACAGGTAACGGTTGTTTTGGCAGTCATGGTGGGTGCGAACGCCCGCATCATTGCAATATTCCTTCTTCTAACATATTCTATGATGGAGAAACTATAGAAGAAGCTGGTTTGTATCATGGTATGCCTTTAGACGGAGCTTTAGCTAATTTAGCTAAATACGTTTCAAGGGCTATTAACGTAAGTGGATCTGTTAATACAGAAGTGTTTGACGGTACTTCTCATGTGGTTCTAAAGAAAGATCCGGCAGAGATTTTGCTTGTGTCTTATTGCGGGGGTGTTGTACCTTCTGATATGTATAAAGTCCAGGGTCGTACTGTTAGGTTCTGCCGGGATATGTGTCAACAGGATGAACTTGCTGAAGTGAGGGTCGTGTACCGAGAAGAGGCAAATAGTTCTTATGGGTTCCATTGTTAATTTAGGAGGATGAGAAATGGCAGAAAAATGCAAAGGATTTATATGTGGGGGTAATCTCGTTGATGGCTCTGTGCCTTCTGATAAGTTAGATAAAGAAACCATTATCGAGCTTATTAAAGAGATTCTGAAAGAGGAAATGCACGAATCTTGGCTTAAGGAAATAATAGAAACCATACTTAAGGAATCTATTGATTCGGATTGGCTTCGTGAGTTCTTTAAAGAAGTTCTTAAAAAATATGCTAAAGAGGAATGGTTTAAGGATATCATCTGCGGCTTAGGATGTGTTGGCGTACAAGAGATATTTGATGTTATTCCTACTGACATAACATTTGAAGCCACAGGCGGTACGGCTACGGTACAGGTGGTTGTCGATGATGGAGTTGAATGGGAGTTGACACTTTAAATTAAGGAGGATGATTATGTCGAGAGAGAAAATATATAAGATGGATGATGGTTCTTGGCTTACCTCGGACAAGAAGGAAGGTGTCGGTCGTGATAAAATGAATTTCGATGCTCCATCTTGGAAAGGGAGGGAAGACAGGATCACTATCCGAATTGTGAAGAAGTCCGATACCGAAAGCATGAAAGCCATTACTTTCAAGCAAAAAGGTATTAAGATCACAGAAGTGTCGGTTAGTAGGCTGGAGTTCCCTATATCTGGTGGAGATAAGCAGGTCCTTATTACTACCAACTCCGCTTCTATCAATGCCCTTATTACGGGTGAGAAAGATATAAAGGGTGTCATAAAAGCATTTACCACCGCTTCCGGTCTTAATATTGACGTCAATGATATTAGGCTTGATTATGGTTTCCCTGGTGATCCGGGTCTTGAAGACACGTTCCAGGTTTCGATGATTGTTTCCATGCCTGGCAATGAGGATGGGAATGAAGTTAATGAGAACATAACTATAAATGGTGTACTGATTCCTATTTATCAGCCTGGAAAGGTTGTTCCTTACATTAAATTGGATAAGGAATTTGAACGAATTGAGGGTGATGAAACAAGCACGCAGTTAAGTATAGAAAGTAATATAAAAGATTATGTTATTGAAATAGTTGAATGCGAGTCTGTGTATAAGGAGGAAATCTACCTGGACAAGGATGTTGTTGATCTTGATTCAGATGGATCACGGGAGGTAATCAACGTAAGTACAACTCCCGAAAATTTAAGATGGAGGATTAGCGAATGAAAGTAGGTAATTGTTGGGCGAACATAGATAAGAAAGAAGGCAGTCTTAACAGTAAGGTTAATATTTACTTTGATGAAAATGATACTGGTGCCAACAGAAGTGTCAAGATAAGGGTGTCTTCCAGGGATGGTAGCGTATCTGAAGAATGTACGGTAGTTCATGAAAAAAAAGAACAGGTAGTTTATAGAAATAAAAGGCAGTCGGCTCTTTTCACAAAAGAAGGATGTAATCCTGAGACAGAGAAAGGGGAAGAGCTTGAGTACGTTGTTGAGGCCGGAAAATACACGTCTATCATATCTCAGTCTGATGCTGATGACAAGGCTATGAGAGACATTGAGCAAAATGGTCAGAACTGGGTTAATGAGCATGGTCGTTGTATAACCATATTATGGTACAATGTCAAGAAATCAAAGTCGTTTAGAAAGAACGACTGCGATCCTGATACCGAAGAAGGAAGTTTGGTTACGATGACGATCGAAGCCGGGCAGTTCTCTTCTCTCATAAGCCAAGAGGATGCTGACCGTAGGGCTGAAGCCGAGTTGAATGCCAAAGGTCAAGACTATGCTAATTCTCATGGCACTTGCAATACCATAAAATGGTACAACGACAGGAAATCCAAAATGTTCCAAAAGACAGATTGTGAGGTAACTGAAGTTGGATCTATGGTAGAGTACGTTGTAGAAGCCGGCCGTTTCTCTTCTTCTGTTTCTAAGGAAGATGCTAATCAGAAGGCTTTGGAAGCCTTGGAAGCTGAAGGTCCAGGGTATGCTAATGAGCATGGCACCTGTGAAACCAATTTATGGTATAACGTAGAGAAGTCGAAAGTATTTTATAAGAATGACTGCGAAGATGGGTTTATCGGAGCACCTTACACTTACACGGTAGAAGCCGGTAAATACACATCAGACGTAAGTCAAGAAGATGCTGATCAGAAAGCTCTTGATGATATAGAGAAAAATGGTCAGGATCAGGCAAACCTGAATGGAGAATGCGTTACTGATCCAAATTATTTCGTCGGAAAGGCTTCGGCTCGTGTTCAGAAAAATGATTGCGATGCTGAATCTCAGACCGGAAGCTTTGTCGATTTAACTGAAAAGGATCTTGCTGGATACCCGGATGCTTTTGTATCAAGGGAAAGCCAGGAGGCGGCTAACGCGCTCGCTCAGGCTGCTATGGAAGAACAGAAACAGGATCTTGCAAATAAGAAAGGCACTTGCATAGATAAAAACCAATTTGTTGGTGTATATAGCAAGGTATTCACAAAAGACAATTGCGACGGAGAAGGCGTAGGTTCGCAGGTAACAGTAGACCAAGATGATGTAATCGGTGGTCCTTTTACTTCATACGAAAGCCAGGAGGCGGCTAACGCGCTCGCTCAGGCTGCCGTCGAGCAGCAGGGCCAGGCCATAGCCAACCGGGACGGACATTGCACGTGGACTGGTAAATACAGTGAAGAATTTACCAAAAACGATTGTAATGAAGGTCAGGTAGGGTCTAAGATTACTGTAACCGAACAAGATGTTGTTGGTGCTCCTTTCACATCTACCGTGAGTCAAGATGATGCTAATAACAAGGCTAAAGCTGCTGTCAAAGAACAAGGACAGGCTATTGCTAACAGTAAGGGTAATTGTGAGAATATGACGGTCTATACCGGTCATTACAGCAAGAGATTCGTTCCTGAATGTGAAGCTTGCCATAAGGGTGTAGAAATGGAGGTTACGGCCGAAATGGTTAATGGTAGTCCTGTTACGTCTACAGAAAGCCAGGATGCAGCAGACGCAGAAGCTCGTAGGATCGTAGAAGAAGGAGGCCAGGCCTATGTTAATAAAAACGGCAACTGTACGCCACTTAGCACCGATCCTGTATGGGAAGACGTTGTTCCGGAAGAACTTAGATGTAATGAAGGTAAGTCTCAGAAAAAGCAACATGATACCAACGAATGTTCTGAAACCCACAATCAAGAACGTTGGGTAGATGGTGGGAACAAAGTTTGTAGCTGGACCGGTCATTACTCAGAAACGTTCCAAAAGAACGACTGTGAAATACCGGATTCAGGAACAGAAGTAGAGGTAAGTGAAGCTGATGTTGAAGGCAATCCTTTTACTTCTTTCGTAAGTCAAGAGGATGCTGATAATAAGGCTAAGGAAGCTGTTAAAGCTCAAGGACAGGCTATTGCTAACCAAAAAGGTAAATGTAGGTTTGTAGGCGTATATAGCAAGCAGTTTACAAAAGACAATTGCGGATCATGTCATCATGGTGTTCCGATGAGTGTAACACAAGATATGGTAGGCGGACCGTTCTATTCCAATGAAAGTCAGGAAGAGGCAAATAGGCTGGCTCAGGAAGCCGTAGAAGCCCAAGGTCAGGCTTATGTTAACAAGAACGGGACATGCGAAATGGACAACACCGATCCTGTATGGGTAGATTCTGAACCACTTGAAACCAAATGTGAAGGAGGCAAATCTTATAAGAAGCAAGTCAATACCAACGAATGTTATGGTGGAGCAGATGAACGCTGGATAGAAGGTGGAGATAAGGTATGTACCTGGACCGGAACATATAGCAAGCAATTTACAAAACAGTGTGCTGATGGAGGTGTCGGATCTGAGGTTACTATAGACCAAGATGATGTAACCGGCGGTCCTTTTACGTCTACCGTAAGTCAAGAAGACGCAAATAGTAAGGCTCAGGCTGCCGTTGAGGCCCAAGGTCAGGCTCTTGCTGACGCACAGGGCACTTGTACTTGGACCGGTAAGGCAAGTAAGGTTTTCACCAGAAACAATTGTGGAAGCTGCCAGCATGGTTCTTCTGTTACCGTAACCCAAGATCAGGTGGGTGGTCCATTTACGTCCAATATCAGTCAAGCTGATGCTAATAAGAAGGCTCAAGATGCTGTAAATTCCCAAGGTCAGGCAGTAGCTAATAAGAATGCTGATTGCTTGCCTGATAGCACAACACCTTCTTGGTCGGATACCGGAAGCACCCGTTGTGACGGGTGTACGTCTCAGAAGCAACAACGTGACACCAATCCATGCTCTTCTTCTTATAACGACACAAGATGGGTTAATGGAGGTGGAGAGTCTTGTACTGACTGGTCTTACTATGGAACAGGAGACTGCGTAGGTCATATTCAGTACAATGCTTATCGTGATAGTTGCTCTGGTAGCATAGATCGTCAATATTCTGTAAGTTGTAGAAATTGCTGTAATTGCGGATCTTACGGTTCTTGGCAAGAAAATGGATGTAATGGAACCAAAACTAAGTTTATTCGTTACGATGATTGCGGAAATTCTGATACTAAAGAAGAGTATGTTATTGGAAGTTGCGGATATGCTCCATATGAATTTCAGTTCCATGATGGAAGAACGAGCAAGTCAATGTCTGTAACTGGAGAATCTCAGGATATTAAAGAAGTTATCATAAGTACTAAGAATGATTCATATATAGGATATTCTGTTAAATCGAAACCTTCTTGGTGTTCTGTTGATTACATAGACCAGACATCTGAAAGCATGAAGGCTGTGGTGACATTATCTGCCAATACAACATCTTCTTCCAGATCTGGTGACATTGTTTTTGTTCAAAATGAATCTGGAAAGACTGTTACTCTTAGCATCACACAAGATGTTGCAGTTACTTACGAATTTAGTACCAACCAAAGCACTTGGAATGCCGATGCAAATGGAGGTGCAAATAACTCATATTTATGTATTCAATTAAAAAGTAAAAAGAATGGAAGTAAGATAGGATACGCTGTATCATCTAAACCAAGTTGGGTTACAGAAGTTACAGAAAAACCATCAGGAGTAAGTTGTCCTGTTTTGTCAGGTTATGATTATTCATTTGTAATAATCTCATCCGCAAACAGCTCTTCATCTTCCAGAAGTGGCACTGTGACATTGAAGCAAAATGAGTCTGGGAAGACTGTTAACATAACAGTCAACCAAGAAGGCAAGGCAGAGGCTAAGCCTGTTCCGGCGCATATTACATTGAAAAACGGTTCTTGGGCTACATATAGGAAGAATAATGTTTCTTATAACCCTGGCGCCGGTAAGTGTATTGCCGGATTCGAATGGACTGGTGATAAAAATGGAAATATCCGAATCTACACCTGTGATATTAAGGTGGTGGATGCTAATTATCGTGAGATATCTGGAGCTACTATAAGCATCGGAACAACAACCCAGAGAAGACAATCCGGAAGCTCTTGTTCGTATTTCGGGGGCGTTAATGGAGGAATATTAGCCGGATATGTTCATTCTGGAGATGATAAAGGAGATACTACATGGTATATACGAACTATAAACGTGTCTTACGAAGGCAAAGTGTATAAGACCGCTACTGTTAGGCAGTATGAAAAACAAAATATCTCCAAGAAAGGTGGTGTTTTCAATGTATATAATGAATCTCCTGCTTCTTACAACTTTATCGTAGATGGAGCTGAGTGTGGTGATGAAAATGGTACTTTGAAATACGCTTATTCTCAAATGGATCTTAATCCAGCTTGACATACTCCCATAGCTAAAGCAAATGGGATTCTTGGATACAAGCGCAAGAAACCCCGATATTACTATCGCTGGAATTACTCTTGCTCTCCAATTCGGAAATGCCCTTCCGAAGTATATTACGGGCTGCAAGAACATCACGGTCGTTAATTGCGCCGCACGACGGGCATACCCACGTGCGGTCGCGTAACGACAATCCTTTATTAATGCAGCCACATTCGCAAGTTTTGGAAGAAGGATACCATTTGTCAATCTTGTGTATCGTTACTCCATACTTTGAGGCAACATACGTAAGTTTATCAATAAAAGAAGAATGACTAAGATCAGAAACCTTCTTTCCCCACAAACGTTTCATTCCTTCAATGTTTAGATCTTCAATAAAAATATAATCATACTGTTTGCATAACTGGTGTGCTAATCCCCATTGAAAATCCGATCGAAGATCGTTTATTTTACGATACGTTTGTTGGAGTTCAAACAGTCTCCTTCTTCTATTATTGGATCCTTTCTTTGCATTAGAAAGCCGTTTGTTTAGTTTTCTAATCTTGTTTTGATATTGTTTGAAGAATAGAGGAGAATCGATTTTGCTACCATCACTTTTAGTTAGATAAGTTTTCAGCCCAAAATCCAATCCTATAGATGCACCATCATGTGTCTTTCTATAAGAGTTTGAATGATTATGATCTGTAACTATAATCAAACTAAAACGTGAACAGGTTTCTCTAACTATTCTTATTTGCTTAACATTACCTTCATAAGGTCTACTGTATGAGAATCTAAATCGTTTCTTTCCTTTGTTAATTGTGAGAATATTACCATTTAGGGTAAACCCTCCTTGCTTAAAAACAAAGGAGTTAAAACAATCAGCTCCCTTAAACTTAGGAGGTCGTTTAGCCAACTTCTTAAAGAAACGATTATAAGATTCATCAAGACGTTCAAGTATTTCTTGTGTTGTTTGAGAATGAAGAAGATTTCTTTTAATTCTTTTGGCAAAATGTTTCTTCATTTTACCAATTGATATATATTCCCCAAATAGTTTGTAGTATCTACGTTGTAGAGCTAACGCATGATTCCATACAAAACAACATTCACGAAGCATCTTGTCCAGATATTTCGTTTTCTTTGAATGATAGATGTTGTATTTGTATGAAATCATTTTTTTATCTGTAATTTTGATTCAAAATTAATCAAACCAATTCATCTACCTTCTAGAGTATGGTGGTTTTGTTGGTTAAATAATCATAATCAACAAGGGAGAAGATTTAGTCCTCTTCCTTGAATGTTTTTTTGGGTTATAATATTTTGTTTTAAATATTGTCTATTAGAATAAAAATGATTAATATTGCACATCATTCAATTTTAAATTTTTAGTATCATGGCTTGTAAAAAGAAAGCTCGTCAGGGTGGGGAAGTTGATAAAAAGGACAAACCCAAAATGCGTCAAGGCGGTAGTGTTGGCGGTAAGATGAAAAGAAAGAAGACGAGCACTAAAAAGTGATTGAAAACCAGGGGAAGGTGCTGATCGCCTTCCCCATTTTAATAACATAACAACAACATATTATGAGCAACAAGTTTATTAGCAAAGGACAGAGGAATGTCTGTGTGACGTTTGTGAAGTATTATCCTGTGTTGATACAGGTTATTATGTTAGCCCGCATTTTTGATGAGTTTTATCCTTTTAGTATCACTAATTGGCTGTATCCGATATTAGGTCATTCTCTATCATGGGACCTATTTCTCTTGGCTTTTTCAAGAATGTTCAGGTTTTGTATATGGCATAGGTTATTGATCTATAGTATGATTTTTAATATCTGTGTAGAATGGGTTACGGTTAATATTGAGATGCCTATTGAACACAATATCGTAGTGTGGTCTGTTATGGCTGTTACTCTTTTGATAATCATTGCCTCTATTGTTTTAAGGTTTAAAACAGGATGTTTTGAAAATGAAAGAAATTCTGACAGAGACGCTGCGTAAAAGCGGTGCGGCGGTATGCGATAAGATAAAGGAGATGTTTTTAAGCGGGGAATGCGATCATCTTACAGCCAACGATCTTGAGACATGGACGCAGCTTGCTAATCCGGCTAAGTACTATACCGGAGAAGAGGCTGTTTCTTATCTTAATGTAACTTCTAAAAGATTTTATGAATATCGTAAGGCTAAGTTGGTTCCTGATCCGGTTAAGATAAAGGGATTCCCTAAACCTTTATATACGAAAGTTATGTTGGATGAGGCTATAAAAACCATATCCGGCATGAGTGAAAGAGATATTTATATGAGGATCTTGAATGCTAAATCAAGAGAATCAAGAGCAAAAGAAAGGAGGGGAGCATGATCACTAATGGTGAATTTGTATCAAGAGTCGTAAACGGTATTCATGCCCTTGACAAAGATTCGCATGTTAGTCGGAGATGGATATTGAATATCGGTAGAACTAAAGCCGAATCTTATACAGCACAGAGGTGGGATGACGGGACGTTACTTGGTGACCACCGGCTCCTAACTTACGTTACTTGCCTGGAGATGATTGAAGTTGATAAAATAGTTTGCTGCGATGCCGAATTTGCGTTATGTAATACTTTGATGCGGTCAAAGCATAAACTTCCAGGGCTTCTTTATTCTGCCCTTAGACCGGCTATTACTAAGGTGACTAACGTAGATAACACCATATTTTTTAAGTTCGCTGAAATAAAGTCGTATCGTAATGAACAAAAAAGACCGTATGCTAAATACGTTAAAGAACGGCGTCCTTTTTATTATGTAGAAAACGACTATATTTATATACCGGATTTTCATATAGAGCTTATTAACGTAGAGTTCTTTACAACAAGAAGAAAGAAGGCGCTGGAGTTAATGGCCTGCGATCCTACACCTAAAGGGTGTGAGTCTGAATGGGAATACGAATTTATCTGTCCTATCAAGCTAATTGAGTACGTGGTAGCAGAGACGATAAAGGAAGTAGCATTCAGGTTACAGATTCCTGTTGATGAAAATCCGAATCTTGATTCCAATCAGAAAAGTCAAATTGTTCAGTAGCTTAGAGGTGGAGATATTTCCACCTCTAATTTTATATATATTATTGTTTGAACAAATGAAAAGAACATCAATACAATCACCGTATTTTGCAGCTTACTACCATAGTCTTATGAAGAGAAAGAATGGTTTTAAGAAAGGCATGATAAGAGACAGAGGAGAGATTTTAAGACTGTTGTCTATTATATGGAAAACCGTATCAGAACATTATGTGGAAGCTGATGCCGGTGTTTACGTAGATAACGTAGGATACTTATGCCATGTGCTTATACCGGGGCAGCGCTTTGCCGTCAGGCGGGACCTGGACATCGTGAGCAGGCTCGGCACCAACGGCTACCTCTACAACCACCTGGCTATGGATTTCGCAGACTCCAAAAGATATTACCATTTTGTAATACAAGATAGTTTAAAAAAGAAGTTAAGGGTTAAAATGAATAAAGGACGAAGATACCGATTTATGTACAATGAAATACTTGCTAAAAGAAGAGTGTTTAAAGATTTCCAGATTAAGAGAGTTTTCGAAGATAAAGAATTAGGACATAGAAAGTCGTAGAAAAAAAGTAGCGATCACCCTTTGTGGATACAGGATAATCGCTACTTTTGCATATCCGTCTACTTTCGCAAGCGGACGGATATAATGCTAACAAAATATCTTTATACAAATAAAGCTCTATGGAGGCAAAGGTAAACAATTTTCAAAACAATGCGAAGGATAGTAACATTATTTTGACGTCAGAATCCAACGAAATGGATTTATCTGTAAAATTATCTAAAATTTTTAGCTATAATGGTCATAATGTTTCTTTTATAAAAACTTCTTATGGTATATTGCTAAATGCCACACAGATGGCAAAAGCATTCAATAAGAAACCTGCCGAGTATCTAAGGTTGCCGTCTGTAAATCAATTAATTAAGTCAATGGTGGGATTTTCCCACATTTCTGAGAATCAGATAGTTACAACTATGCTTGGAAGTCCTGAAAATGGAGGAGGTACATGGATGTTTGAAGATCTCGCCATAGATTTTGCGAGATGGTTGGATACTGATTTTAGATTATGGTGTAACTCGAAGATAAAAGAATTTTTAACATCAAACTTGGTTTCTATTCCAAATTTTACTGATCCGGCAGAAGCAGCCGAAGAATGGGCTAAGCAGTATCGTAGAGCTCAGCAAGCGGAAGCTATTGCTTTGGCTGAACATAAAAGGGCAGAGCAAGAAAGAATGGAAAAAGAAATAGCTGTAAATACGTTAGAAGAAAAGAAAGGGGATATAGAGTTTTCTGAGTCATTTAAGAAGGTGGATCATGAAAACATGTGGCTAATAAGAGATGTGGCGAAGAAGCTTGAGCAGAATGGAATCATCATCGCAGAAAAGAATCTTCGTTTGTTTCTTGAGGAAGTCAAGTTTATGTTCAGGAATGGACAGGGTAAATGGGAGCTGTACAGTGATATTGTTAAGAACAAGTTTGGTGTTTATCGATCTTATTTTGTTGACAAATATTCCGGGGAAAGAGTTAATCAGCAAACCATCTACATGACTGGTGCTGGATATGAAGTCACACTTAAGGGGATAAAGGAAAAGTGTAGGAGCCTTTTCTTGAAGTACGGCAAGTTTGAAGATCCTAACTTTTGAAAACACAAAATAGGGCGTTATACATATTATTCATATCTTTGTGGAGGTCAGGTTTGTTTCCTGTCCTCCATTTTTTTTAAGAGATGACAGTCGAAAATTATATCATAGAGTTAAAATCGTCTTTAAGATCATTTGACAAGCGTGATCTGATAGATGAGGTATCCATCTACAAATGGGTAGAAATTGCCCTGAAGAAGTTTGGAGGCGATATTACTATGCGCAAAGAAGCGGTAGTAGATGTCAAGCGAGGGCAGGCTCGTATGCCTGGTGATTACTTTGATCTTATTCTGGCTTTTAAATGCGATTTTAAAGGATATGAGGTGCCGGAAGGTGATAAGGTGATACCAGAACTTCAAAATACAATAGCCTGGAAAGAACGTACCGAAAGAAGTTATAGGTGGTGTTCTTGCGATGAATGTTGTAAAGACGAATGCGAGAAAGTGATAGTTGAAAAATTTTATATCAATGTTCATGATCGCGATCATGAAGTTCGTTGCTATTATGACCGGCCGGTAATGTTAGGTCTTGCTAAGCCTATGCTTCGTGATTCTTGTTTAAGTAAATGCCGGAATAAGGTAATAAAGGATAGTCCGTATGAGATAAATATCGTAAACGGATTCCTGTATGCTAATTTCGATGGGCCTATTTACATGCAGTACCGGTCTCTTCCCTTTGACGGAGAATCTAATATAATTATACCAGACACGCCTCAAGGTCTGGTATTGGATTATGTAGATAATTTTGTAAAGATGAGATTCTTTGAGGAGCTGATGTATAATGGAGAAGCACAAGGGGCTGCCGATTTGTTCAAGTTGTATGCACAGCAAGATTTGGTTAAGCTGAAAAATGCTAAGACCGAACTTAAGATGATGGGTATGACATTAAAAGGCATGTACGAACCTCTTAGGCGGCGCCGTGCTGAGTTTGAGATATATACTAAGGCGTATCCTGTAATTGACAATATACTTAAATTGGTATGACGGAAGTAGTTCTATTTATATACTTGCTTGGTGTTATTGTATCTATGATTGTTTGGTCAATCAGGCAATTTAAAGGAGATGCGAGTTTGGTAGAGACAATGTACTGCCCAATAGTATTTTTGTCGAGTTGGATATACGTATTCGAAATATTAAAAAAATAAACAAAATGTTAGAAGTTAGTGCAAGCGAAATAGTAACTGCCGACAAAATGAGAGGCGTAGGACCGGCAAATATTATCTTCACAGCCGGCCCTAATCCGGTAGCTGAAGATCGTAGAGGCGTAGCTAAGGTAACGGCTGGTGGAGAGAGTAAGAACGTTACAATCACACAAGCTGCCGGCGAGCAGGTCGTTGTAATTCCTGAGTTCGATTATCTTGTTCTTAGATACGGATGGGAATCAGAAGACGGTTCTGATTTTGATACTGCAACTGGGTTCACCAATACAGGCATCTCGGATGTAGATAATAAATACGTTGGATGGAGTAAGCAGTGGGCTACTACCCAACAACAGGTAGGTGATTACCTTATTTATGGTGGTGATAACATGCAGTCAGGACTCGAAGGGGCACTTATTAAGATGAAGACCTTGCTATCAGCGCCGGGCATGGACGAGTCTGAGCCTAATATCAATGCCGATATCTATGGTAATTGGTATGGGAATAGAGGGCGAGGAAATGTCGTTGTGTCTTTTACAGCCTACCTTGGAGGAGAGATGGTTAAACAAGGATTTAACTTTATTAACGAAGGCGGTGAGGAGGTTTACTCCGACAGTATCACTACCAACGTTTCGGCTCATGGGGAAACCAATTACCAAAATATAAAAGGTTTGTACACTAAGATGGGTACGATGGTTTATAATAAGGAAAAGCGTGATTGTGTTATTGTTATAGGTTAAGGTGATGGAAGGTCTTTGGGATAAATACAATAGGATTAAGGAGGTATTTTATCGGGATTTTGTTTATGATTCCAGCTACACAAAGCAGGCCTCGTGCATCCCACTGTCGTCGGTTAAGAACGGGGTAGTATTCCAAGGCGGAATATCCGATTATAGTGAAGGATCTGGTACAGGAGGATCAACAAACGGATCCGGTAAAGGAGGCGGAGGTTATGGCGGCGGAGGAGGCGGCGTCAGATACTCTATGGTTTATGCCGGAGCCGGCGGTGATGGCACTGTGTTAATTAGGGGTAGAAGATATAAATCGTAAGTAGATGTTATGAGACGAAGATTTGAAAATGTTAATATGGTGATGGGTAATTGTTTCTCTCCTGTAATGGAAGGGAGTCAATTTCAATGGAATAATATTGTAGTTAATAGTCCAGTATATATAACTCCAATAAGAAGAAAGAAATTCAAGATAAGTTTTGGAGAATTTGATTTATCCAAAGTTTTGTCTAATGTATCATCTAATCGTGATATTATAATAAGAGATAAGTCTGCATATACGTTTCTATTGTTACTTCTGTCTGCTGATCATTCTAAATGCAGTTTGTTTAATAATCATCTAACGGTTAATACCCAGGATTTACCAAGATATATTTTTTACATTGATTCCGAACATGAGGAACTGTATTCATACAAAGACGGGGTTTTAGAAAGTAATGTGACGATAATGGATCCAGTTGATGATTATTTCTATAATTATATTGATATTCAAATAAGAAATTTCAATGATAATCCTATCCCCGATTTTTATGTAGGTGTGGTCGATAAAGTAGGAGACTGAAAATGTATTTCTTTTCTTCACCTACTTTAGAAATCCATGATTAAATCTCTTTTGCTATCTTTGTGACAAACAGTTATAAAATGGCAGCAGAAGATAACAGAAACATAGCGGTTCCTCAAACAGGTATGAATCGCGATCTGCATCCGTCGAGTCTTACGGATCAGCATTATACGTTTGCCTTAAATGCCAACATCGAATCCGAGGATGGTAATGTTGGGATGAGATCTAACGAGCATAGTAATCTTAAATGCATTGATTTCGATGGGTTTAAAGTTATTGGTTACAAGAATGATCTTACTTCAGGCAATATCTATTTTTTTATAACAAATCCTGAAACAGGCGTATCTAAAATAACTTATTTCAAGCCTGAATCCGATACAAGTATCTTATCCGATTCCGATATAGAATCTATGGTAGAAGGATCGGAGTCGTTGTGTTCTGGCATGAAGACCTTGCTGGAAGACAACGATCAAGATCCGTGCCTTAAGTTCTCTATCTATCATCCTATAAAAACCATAGAAATAAAGACAGAGAAATGTGGAAAATGTATTTACTGGACTGACGATTATAATCCTCCCAGGTATGTTATTGTAGACAAGGCTCTGACTCCTGATGATGAAGGTGATATATGGTATCATTATCATGGGTATAAGATATGCGATAAAGAATACGATAGGAAAAAGTTCATGCAGGAGAATGGTTGTTTTCTGGCATGTGAGAAACTTAGGGTGTTTCCGCTACTCAAACCCATGTGCATAGAGCCGGCTCAGATAGAGTACGGGGGCAGCCTGCGCTCAGGCGTCTATCAGGCCACTGTGGCTCCTTGTGACGAGTTTGGAAATGAGCTTGGAAGTTATTCTAATCCTACTAATCCTGTACCTATATTCGATGAACAGTATATTACTCAAAAAGATGGCAAATGGGGAGAACGTACTAATTTAGGTATTAGATTCGTCGTATCTAACATAGATCGTCAAGTTGAATATTTTAAGGTTGTTATCATTCAAAATACAGTAGGATACAACGGAGAAACTCAACCGGTTGTTGATTACTTTGTAGAAGGTATCCATCCTGTATCAGAAAAGACTATATTGTATTATTCGGATCTTAATAACAAACGTACTACATTTGAACACATATCCTTGAGAAAACCTGTGTATAACACATCAAGGGGGATTGTGGCTGTCGGGAATCGTCTTCTTCAATATGGTCTTACGGCGGAAAAAGAATGGAATTTACAGCCTGTAGTTTCCCTCATGGGACACTTCCTTCAATGGCAGGCATCGGTAGCCCACGAAGATCTGTATAAGGATGGTAATGCCTGTTCATTGTATGTGGGGTATATGAGAAATGAAGTGTATCCGTTTGCTATTTCTTTTAAGTGCTCCAACGGTTACAAAACTCCGGCATTTGTGTTAATACCTCCCCCTTATAAAGATGCTGCGGCAGAAATAGAAGATAAGGATACCGATAGGGTATATAAGTCCATAAACCAATATGCTCCACCTTGTTCAGGGCAAGAGCGTAAATTCAAGTGGCAGTATTATAATACGGCAGGAGATCCGAAGGATTTTGATGATGAAGAAACCGGACAAGAAGAATGTAAAAATCCGGCTACCATCGGTCAAACTATAACATTGCAAAATGATTTTAAAACTTATACGAACGTTAGTTTTACATTCAGAAGTCAGATTATAATAGATGAGGTGATTAATTATTTTTCATCTAATATAAAAGACATCGCATGTAATACCGCTACAGAAGAACCTAATAATGCTGCTGCCAACGAAATATGCGATATATTCAACAGCTACGGAGAACCTGACGATCATAATACGGAGGAACAAAAAGAAGCTATAGATGGTATCGAGGCTCCTGAGTTTGGAGCCGAGTGTACTGATGCGCATCGCCAGTATTCGCTTATTACAGCTCCGGTAGATCGTATTGTGGGTTTCCGTGAAGAATATACGTATAAGGAGCTTGAGGATATGGAGCACGTATCCACCGACTACCTATATACTACCGGCGGTGAAAAGCAGGATAAGTATTCTGTGTTATTTAACTGGGAACTACAGGAACAAATGATAGAGTTCATGGACAAGTATTTTTTTGCCGATGACGAAGATGGCGGTCATTGGGCTGGATTCTGGTCGGGAGATGATGGGACTAAGGCGTGTGCTGTATATGATTCTCTGTTACAACCGTCTGTTATATTACAGTCTATAGCCGAAGCTATTTATGTTCTGGATTCTATGCCGTGTACTTGCGGATGTTTTATAGAAGAGCCTTGTCTTAATCCTACTGTTGCCAGAAGCGATTATAACTCATTCCAGTCATCTTCTACACTTCTTGGAGCATACCTTCTTATGAATGATGTGTGGAATAACGATAAAGAAGATGAAGAGGGGAAGGTTTGTTTTAATGGAAGATGTCTTCCAGATTGGCGTGCCGGACGTTCTTCGAGCGCTATCCACAACGACGCCTACAGGTCAAGGATAGCGCCTGGAGCCTTGATAAGGGACACCTGGCCTGAGATAGAGAAGAAGATAGATGATTATTCATATAATTTCCTTGATACCGGTTACGTTCCAGAAGGAGATTACGGAGATGGATGGACCTGGGATTCTTATGCTAATTTAGCTGACAATAACGTAGGCGCTCTTATTCCTGAAGATGTTAAAGGTTCTACGATGTTTACGTCAGAGTTGTTGGTATGGAGGTTTACGAAATGCGTGCTTCGTAACGCCCGTTTCCTTCATATTACAAGACCTAAAGAATGGGATGATCCTGATTTCCCGGCCAAGGACAAAGTTCTTTATCTGGAATCTTTGGGTAAAATAGATGGTCTTATGGATGCTGTGTCCACACAATATGTCCGTCTTTCTTTTTGGAAATCATTAGATCCAAGATACAAAGGAAGCAATAGGAAGATAGATAAGGATGATCTCAACTTTGATTGGGAGAAGATTATGGATGAAGGCGATAATTATGTTATTGTTGGAGCATCCCGTCCTTACTTTGGGCACATAGGCGAATCTTTCTTCGATAAGTACCCTGATGGATTGTATGTAGCCATAGACTGTCCTATAGTATCGTGCCCTTGGATTTTTACCGTCCGACAGATTGATTTCTGTAAGGTTAAAGACGATGGAGAAGAGGAGAACAGTAAGAAACCGTCAAGAGGTTTGGTAGGCACATCTTACGTCCTTGGTAAAACTATATACCCCTATATTTTTGGTATCAGAGAAAAGGAAATAGACAGGATAAATGTACGGGCAAAAGAAATATCGTTAAGGGCCACAGTAGAATACTCCAGCCAGTGTACGATATGCGGGGATCGCCCCATAAACTGCGCTCCAAGGAAATACAAGTACGGTGATTTCGCTTACTGGGAATCGTCTGAGAAGTATCCTGCTAATTTTGAACTGTATGACAGCAGCAAGGTTAAGATAAGTGATCATGGTTATGAAGGCAATTCCAAGAAAGCATACGACAATATCGTATCCAAGCTTACTGAATACTACGGTTCCCCTTCTACGGATGATAAGGGGATGATGTCTTTTAAAGGTCATAAATATGGTACGGTAGATACCAGTACCGTCTTTTGCCAACAACCTATCCGGCATTATAAGTTCCCGGACAACGATCATATGCTTTTCATGAACCGGGATGTTAGGTCTTATGATGTTCCTTCTGATATTTATCCTATAGGAATATTAGTAGACGAGGATATGATTAACGTCTTCCTTGATTTTGCTGTAGATTCCGGATTGATAACCAAAGAGCAGCGAGATATGGTTACAGGCTATGAGATATATAGAGGTGACAGACGTCTTAATCGTTCTGTCATAGCTACTGGAATAGCTTATGACATGTATAAATATTCGGGTCAAAATTCGAATCTTAATCTGTATCCTAATTATCCGTATAATGATTTATCGGATGACTCTTTTAATTACGCAACTGAAAAAAGGGTATCGTTTATAACCCACCCATTTTTCAGAAGAGGAAACGTGTGGTATGCATTTAGTTCTCCTGATATTTATTTCAATAAGCCTGAAACCCCTACGGAGGTGGCTATAGAAGGTTTTATAAGGGGAATGTCTGTAGGAAACTTTGATGAGGTTGAAGATCATCCCAAATGGACGATATTAGGGAAACAATCATATAAGATGGCGGCTACGTTGGCTAACATCGAATCTACGGCCACCATAGCTTCTCAGATAGCGGAAGAGCTTATGAACCGCTCTACGTCTGCGTATGTAGGTGTGATAGGTAATATCAATATGGCAATGATATTCGCTTCAATGATTGCCACCATATCTGATACGCTTGCTAAAAGACCGGTATTGTATGGTAAGTACAGATATGATTGGCTCACGACATTCATAAACAATGGCCCAAGAAGAAACCATGCTTTTTATTACACGTCTGTAGGTTACTACAATAGCATGATGGGCTTCGATGATACGGCTCCATACGAACAAAACAGATTAAGGGGATTGGCTAACACCAAGAGTCTTAAATCAGGTATGTACCCCATATCCGACCCGTCTACGACATCATCTTGGGTTACTGGAGAAGATGTGGGTGATGATAGCCAAAACGCTTCAAAAGATTTCTTGTTTATAAATAACATAGATAGAGAATCTTCTATGTTCTTGTCTTTTGGAGATCCGGGAGAAAAGGATCCTGATACAAGCATCTTAAATTCAAAGTATCTTGTATCGTATCCTATGCAAGCCCAGGTATATGATACAAGTCGTATCCATGACCCTGTTATCATGGCTTCTGATGCTGGATCTAAAGAATCTTTTGAAAGGACGAAGATGCTGTCTTATATCTGTTCTCCGTATATGAAGCTTATGCGGTACAGACCCGATCAGTATGGAGCTATAGAAGACATAAAATGGATATCAGTAGGAGGATGTGGATTCTTCCAAGGAGGGAAACAACCGCTGTTTGGCGGTGACACCTACATATCGAGGTTTTCCATGAAACGGAAATTCCCATTTTTTTATAATACTGCTTTTGGTATAGGGGATATGATACCATTTGCTTACAATGATTACCGAAATGTCGGATTTCCCAAGTATTTCGTTAATTACGATACTGGAGAAGATATGCTTGAGCATACTGACAACGAACGTTTTAATAGCTGGACATCATCAAGCAAAGGAACGTATTCTTTTTATCCAAATAGAAAAAGTTTGTATAATTTAAATGGTGAGAACGAGGCTAAGAAATATGTGGATGGTAGATTTTATCTGTGGTCTTATGGTATCCCTCAATTCCTTGTAGAATCGGAAATAAATTGCAATTTCCGATTAGAAGGAGTAGAGCCCCATGAATGGTTTTATCCGGCTCATGGTGATTTTGCTTGGTGGACACAAGAAAAGAACGTATCTATCCATAGGGACAATGATTACAAGATAAGTCCTATCTACTCATCAAGAATGACATTAACACCTAATGTATTGCCGGCAACATACGAACGTCGTTTTTATGATTGTGCTTACCAGCGACCTAATGGTGTTATATGGAGTAGGGCTGACGTATCTGAAAACAGTCAAACAGATCCGTGGCTGACGTATAAGCCTATGGACTATCATGAGTTCCCAACCAGCAACGGGAAGCTTATTCACATGAAGCGTATCGAGTCTAATCAGATTCTTGTCAGGTTCGAGGACCAGGTTTCACTCCATAACGCCATAGACGTAATCAAGGAGCGCACCTCCCCAGGGCAGGCCGAGATGGGCACCGGCGGTCTGTTCGCGTCCCGGCCTCTGGAGTACAACACGACCGACCTCGGTTATTCTGGAACCCAGAGTACTGAAATAATTAGTTCAGAATTTGGTCACTTCTGGGTAGATACTAAAAGAGCACAGGTGTTTATGACCGATCCGAACGGACGTAATCTCAAGGAACTTAGTGTAGGTATCAGACATTGGCTCAAGCGTCATCTTCCGTTTAAGATTCTTAGATACGGAATAACTAATATCTTAACCGGTACAGAGATGACAGAAGAAGATACAGACAATAAATTTATCGGTCTTGGTCTGTCTCTTGGATGGGATAACAGGTATAAGAGGGTACTTATCACGAAAAAAGATTATATACCTGTTAAGAACCCGGCATATTACAAATATGATGGTGGAAGGTTCTTGTACAATGAAACAGAGGTACTGTCAAACGATAAGGAAATATCTTTAAAAGACGAACAGTATTTTAAAGACGTGTCGTTTACTATCGGATATTCGTGTCTGAAGCAAGAATGGATTTCTTATTATTCGTTCTGTCCTGACTATTATATAGAACAGCAACAATATTTCCAGACAGGTATAAACTTCCCGGCATCAGACGAAGAAGGTGGCTTATGGAGTCATTTGCTGACGAATAAGAGCTTCCAGACATTTTACGGAACAACATATCCGTTTATATTAGAAGTGCCGATAAAAGAGAAATATAATGGCTCTACGCTGGCTTCTGTAGAATACGAGCTTGATGCAAGGAAATACGTCGATGATGTGAATTACACTCTTGACAGGAAAGTAGGTTTAGATACGATAACTATCTACAACGACACAAACAACTCAGGTGAAATTCATCTTGTTCCAGAAGAAAAGAATAATTTAGCGCAACGTATATCGTATCCGAAGATCGTAGGCGACCATACTGAGGTCCTGGATACTGAGGTATATAGAAGACATAAGTTAAATGACTTCTTCAACAGGGTTGATGATGACCGATCGGAGACCCCTATTTGGATCAAGGACGATAATGATATAAATAAGTCAGTTAATCCTGATTCTCTTAATTTCAGACGGTCATGGCTGGATAGGTTAAGAGGAAGTTGGATGCTGATGAGGATAAAGAAAGTAATTAGCAACCGGAAAATTATATTCCAGTGGTTGATTTCCGAAGATAAGATTAAGAATAGATAATATCGTATTACCCTCTGCCTATTAGCAAGTAGAGGGTAATACTTTTAAGTGCAAGGATGTGTATAACCACTTTATATTATTCACTACATTTATTTATCCAAATTAATACATTTTAAATCATTTTAATTTGTAAATCATATTTTAGTGTCTATATTTGCATCGTAATCAAGAGAGATTATAATACAAGACAGTGGTGATGGAAGGTGATACTTCGGTTTGTGTCATAGGTTCGAGTCCTGTATTTTTCATATAAGAAAAATTAGATCAGTTGGTAGATCAAAACCTCCTTTCATATCAAAACACTTTCCAGGTTTTCCCTGTTTTAATAAAATATATAGATGGTGAGGAGTTCGGTTACTTCGAAAATTAGCGTAGTGGATAACGCGGTATTCTGTAAAAATACTTTTCATTGGTTCGAATCCAATATTTTCATTTTAATTATCCGGCTCCGTTTTTCCTCTGTTTGAAATACATAAAAACTAATGAGTGGTGATGGGGTTAGTTACTTCGAATTTAGCTCAGATGGATAGAGCGATACTCTTTTAAAGTATAGGTCGATGGTTCAAATCCATTATTTCATTGTTTACACTAACTTCGGCTTTTCCCTCATTGAGTATTCATTTTGATATATTTTTTTTTCAAGCAGTGGTAGTAATATCACTGCTTTTTTTGTATAATATTTTAAAGAAAACAACAAATAATCGAGAATAATGCATAACTCATACAAATCATAAACATTTGTATCGTATTATGTATGATAGTCAAAAGCTATTCCGATTATTAGCCTAAGTGCTGAAACAAACACTACGTTATTTAAGAATAGATAGTTACCTACGGATGTTTATCCAAGTCTGTAGCTCTAAGGTAAGTGATTAAACAGTTCTGGTATTCAGGAACAGTGTTGCTTACGAAAACCTTAAATAACATTGGCGATGGGTACTAACAGGGTTTTTACCCTGACTTATGTTGAATAAACATTAAAAACGTTTGTAAGTATGGTGTACGTACAGGATATAGATGGTAAACCTCTGATGCCTACAACAAGGCATGGTAAGGTCAGACGACTGCTTAAAGACAAAAAGGCGGTTGTTGTAAACCTATGTCCGTTTACCATCAAATTAATGTACGTAACATCTGATTACAAACAGGAAATTGTGTTAGGCGTTGATTCTGGAGCTAAACATGTTGGTTTATCAGCAACGACGAAAAGCAAAGAACTTTACAGTAGTGAAGTGATCCTTAGAAATGATATCGTAGATCTTTTGTCTACCAGAAGGGAGCTACGAAGAGCGAGACGAGACAGGATGAGGTATAGAAAACCTCGTTTTGATAATAGAATAAAAAGCAGGCGTCCAGAATGGGTAGCACCTTCGGTGCGGTACAAAGTAGACGCCCATATTCGTGTTATTGACAATGTGTGTTCTATATTACCAATATCTCGTATTGTTATTGAAGTAGCTCAATTCGATACTCAAAAGATTAAGAATCCTAATATATCAGGTAAAGAATATCAGGAGGGTGATCAACTTGGGTTTTGGAACGTTAGAGAATATGTCCTTTGTAGAGATGGTCATAAATGCCAGCATTGTAAGGGGAAATCGAAAGATGAAATTCTTAATGTCCATCATATTGAATCCCGAAAGACTGGAGGAAATTCTCCTTCTAATCTTATAACTTTATGTGAAACTTGTCATAAGGAATACCATAAAGGTAATATAGATTTAAAGATCAGAAGAGGCAAGTCGCTTCGTGACGCAGCCGTAATGGGAATTATGAAATGGAGGTTGTATGAAGAATTAAAATCTAAATATAGCAACGTTTCTATGACTTTCGGTTATGTTACAAAATATAATAGAATCAATCACGGCATTGAAAAATCTCATGTTTCCGATGCCTTTGTTATTTCTAAAAACTTTGATGCTATAAGGTTAGGTTATTATTATAAAGTAAGATTAGTAAGAAGACATAATCGTCAAATTCATAAACAAAAGATTCAAAAAGGAGGGATAAAAAGACTAAATCAATCTCCTTTTGAAATTTTCGGTTTCCGTTTGTTCGACAGGATTATGTTTGAAAACAGTTATTACTTTATATTCGGAAGGCGTAAAACTGGCTATTTTAACATTCGTGACATTGACGGTAAAAACCAGAGGGATATTACATATAAGAAGTTGAAATTGTCAAGGTGTAAACGTTTTATGATACAAAATGAAATGAATTGATTAATTTGAATAAAAATATAGACAATGGGAAAGTTTAACAAAAAGGATGAAGGTGTTAAACCTACGATCGTGAATCACATGGGAGAGAAGGCGTATAAGCCTAACGCAGAAGAAGAGTTGGTATCTACGGTAATGACTACCATGTTGTCTGATTCTTATTATGAGAAAGAAAAAGACAAGGTGAACAGGATTAAGGACCTTATGGATCAAGTAGATCCATATTTCGCAGCACAAACAGCATTGTATGTCAGGAGAGAAGGAAAACTTAGGTCAGTAACGCATCTTATGGCTTCTGTCCTTGCCAGCAAAGCATCGGGTAAGGAATGGGCTTCAAGGTTCTATAACAAGATCGTTATGCGTCCTGATGATATGAGCGAAATCCTTGGCTGCTATGCGGCTCTTAATGACAAAAATCCAAAAAAGTTAAGAGGAATATCCAGCGCTATTAAGAAAGGATTTAAGACGGCTTTGGAAGGTCTTGATCCGTATCGGATTGACAAGTACAAGATGGACAGTAGGGTCATTACTATGGTTGACCTCGTAAACTTATTTCACCCTAAAGGCAATCAGGCTAACAAAACGGCTTTCCAGTACCTTATAGAAGGTCGGTCTTTGTCTGGATTATACGAAAGCAAGATTCTTGAAAAAGAAATGTCTAAAGCCGGACAGGATAAGAAAGACAATAAGGAAAAGAAAGAAGCTTTAGGTGACGCTATTCGGGACGTGGTTTCTAATGTAAAAGGCATGCCTATTTTTAATATGGTTCGTAACCTTGTAAACATAATCAAATACGCGCCTGATCAAATAGATGAAGTTTGTAGGCAGCTTACAATAGAAGAGAAGGTGCTTAATTCGAAGATGCTTCCTTTCCGTTTTGCTTCAGCTTTCAAAGAGGTTGAAAATATAGGCACTGATGGTTCCGATAATGATATTGTATTTGAGTCGGATAAAAAACGTGCTAAATTAACAGCGCGTAACAAAGATAAGATTTTAGATGCGTTGGAGAAAGCCATAACCATCTCCTGCAAGAACCTGCCGGTATTGGAGGGGCGGTCGGCTATCCTGATTGACCACTCTGGCTCTGTACGTGGAGATATGGGAGGATCTTCTGAGGTGTCTGCCTTTAGCAAAACAAGTACGGCTGTCATTGGCAACTTGTTTGGCTGTATGATTGCTTCTGTGCTTCCTGACGTATTTATTGGTATGTTTGGTGACAAACTTATCAATTACGAATATGATAGAAGTAAAGGTGTTTTATGGAATAACAAAAAATCTTTTACTGCCGGAGGAGAATGCGGTGGTGCCACTGAAAACGGTCTTTTTGCATTCTTGGATAAGTGCGTTAAAGATAAGATCAAAGTAGATAACTTGTACGTTATTTCAGATATGCAGATAGGAGACGGTGAATCTGTTGTATGGGAGAAAAGTTCCAATTATAAATATGGTAAATTCGCCGAACTTTTGAAAGGGTTTAAAAAAGTGAATCCAAATTGCAAAATCGTTTCTATTTCTATTCAAGGATATGGAAGTGAGATGTTTTACAGAGGATCTAATATCTTGAACATAGCTGGCTGGTCAGAATCTATCTTCGATGTTATTAACAGCAAGTTCTGCGGATATAAGAATATGATTGAAGAAATTAAGAAAATAAAAATATAATCATTGATTTTGCTTCAATAGTAAACAAGTTTTAGCTTTAAAGGTATAGCCGAAGAAGTACGTGAGTATATCTTCGGCTTTTTTGTTTATCTTTGTTGAAAAACAGTTTGTTATGAAACAAGTATTATATAAAAATGACATATACCCCTATAATGTAAGGGTATTGCTTGGGGCAGATGAAGAGTATATAGTTAAGACGTTCGCCAACCTGGAAGTAGAAGATCAGAGCTGGGAGGGGTGGACTGATGATTATGGTGGCAGAACTATTTTCGTAGGAAACCGAACCAATCACAGGAAAGAAATATGTTTCTTGTTTCATTCACTGTCTAATATGGATGTTAGAACCATAGGACACGAATGTCTGCACGGTCTTTCCCTTTATTGTAAGTATCTTAATATTAACTACAGTTTTGACGCCGGAGAAGATGAGCACGCTGCCTATCTAATGGGATGGTTGGTTGACAAGGTTTGTGATGCTTACCACAAATTTAAGAAGGAGGAAGAAAAATGAAAGAAAAAGAATTTGATTTTGTGATATATCCACTAAAGTTGATTATCACCATAGGGTTAGATTACAAAACATTGTGTGATCGTTTTGAGAATGCAGAATTGGATCATGAAGGAGAATGGGGAGATGAAGGCGATTTAGATTCAGAAGTCTCTTTTATGAATCTTGTTCGTGATAAGGGGGATGATAGAGCTTTTAAGTTATTATGGAACTTTCAAAGTGAGAATGAGATGACTATGCGAAACATATGTCATGAATCATTTCATGCAGCTATGTCGGTATGCCAACATTGTAATATGTCTCTTGGTTTTAAAGTGGGAGAAGATGAACACGCAGCTTACATAGCTGGATTTGTTGGTAACTGCGCAGGTGAAATGTTTGGATTCTTAGAGGAAGAAAAAGATGGCAAAGAAAAATAAAAATTATATAAAGGACAAACAACCAAAAACATTATGGAATAAAATTGGTCCGTTTGTAAAGCTTAGAGAATATCTGGCATCTAATATAACACCTGATGTGTATGCTAACGAAAGAGGATTGAAAACCAAAATAATGGAATTTTTTGGTCAAGATGTTCCGAAAGCCAATGTAGATGATTTTAGTCAGAATCTTTGGTTTAGATTCTTAAACCAACCAAATAACCTGAAAGAGGAAAACGGGATTGTTAGAATACCAGACAATATCAAATCCATTATATCTGACAGGATAAATGGTGGATGGGAGAAAATGGCTAAAAAATATGGAAGGGAGCTTTATTCCTTAGATAATAAGATAATTGATGGAAGAGTTGCAGGCAAGGACGTATCTGATTTGGAGGAGTTAAGGGATGTAACAAGTAGGAAACTTGGAATGGTAGAAGAGGGTATAGATCTCTTAAAAAAAGCCAGAACTGGGGAACATCAGGTATTTAACGAATATAATTTTATACCGGATGCTTACGGCGATTTAAATGATTTATCAGGATTGTCAAGTTTTACCATGTACCGTGATGATAGAGGTAGGATGGTTGTGAAAGATAAGTACGATTTTTATAGAGATGACCAACCTTTTGGTGTTGGGGTTGTTACTAAGACTCTTGATACAATAGGATATCCTTTTGAAATAAGGGATTATGTAGAAGATAAAATTCCATACGAAGAGAGTGATCCAAACAAGATCATGCTTAGATCTATTATTGATTCAAAGAATGATTTGGATAAAAGGATGGAGATAAGATCCAAAAAACAAGGAGGGGATTCTTCTAAGCCGGAAATAGATTGGGATTTATTCAAATCAAAATATGAAAATATGAAGCGCGTGGGCAAGGGTACGCACCGCACTATGGACGTAGATGGAATGAATATGATCTATGATGCTTTATATGATAAAGGTTTCAATCAACGCCAGATAGAAGCCGTACTTGGAAATATTATTGAAGAATCTGGTGGTAATCCCTATGCCGTATCTGATTATGGAGGGTTTAAGGGACTTTTCCAAGAATCTGATAAAAGATATCTACCCAAAGAGTTTGAGAAAGATAAAGAGCGATTTAAGGGGGATAAGCGTGGATATATCAATTACATGATAGACAGATTTTATGATCATGTTCAAGATGCTGGGATGTATAGTATAAAGGATACTAAATACAATAAAGCCATTCATGCAGTAAGCGAATTTATGTCAGAAGATCCAGATACGGATTATTCGTATCCACTTGTGTATGCTTTTGAAGCTCCATCAGATAAAGAAGGAACTTATGAAAATAGAAAGAGCGTATCAAATTTGATAAGCCAATCTTATGTTTTGGATAATGTTGATAAAAAGGATAATGATAATACTATTGTTGATGCTATTCTTGGAATAAAAAATGATCTTGAGCTACAAGACTCTATTTCCACTACAAGAGGTGAAGCCTTTAAAGAAGCCAGAAAAAGAGGTCTTAAGGAATTTACATGGAATGGAAAGAGATACAATACCAACATGAAGAAGGAAGGTGGCGTAGTTGGCAAGCAGCGTGAAGCATATGAATACTTTACTAATAAGCGCGGCATGTCCAAGATACAGGCGCTTGCTATCATAGGTAATCTCATGGCTGAATCCGGCCTTAAAGATGACATATACGGAGACAACAAAACATCATACGGCATACAGCAATGGCATAATGAGCGCATGGATAAATTGTTCAAGCATGCTAAAAAGAAAGGTCATTCTACACCAACATTCAAAGACCAACTTGAGTTCTTGGCTGACGAATACGAAGGAAAGACCGGATATTCTAATTTCTTATACACAAGAAAAGGAAAAGAAGGACCAGGGTATTACAACTACAGCCGGCAGGACTTTATGAACGCCGATAACCTTAAAGATGCTGTAATAGCTTGGAACCAAGGAGCAGGGCGCCCTCATAAGAGTGTTATAAGAAATGATGACCGTTATAACTATGCTATGGAAGTTGCTAAAAATCTTGGTTTGGAAATTGAAGAAAATTCAGTATCTTTGTATGGTCAAATGGGATTCGGAGATGATGGTGAAATAGCAGCATCAGTAACACTTCCAGAGGTAGAAGTGGCAGCCGCCCTCCCTAACCCGGAAGCCCCGTCCCAGGAGGAACAGTCCGAGGAAGAGAGATTCCGTACATGGACTGAAACGTATGGTAAGGACATCATAAATCATTTACTGACGTTAGACGGGAAAAAGGATGGTGATGACAGTGATTACAGCATGATGTATAAACAGCATGAAAAAGAAAGCGAAGAGGATAAGAAAATGGCTTTGATTAATGCCGTGCTTCCCAATATACAGCTTCGCATTAAAGGCGTCACTGATAATTAGAACAATTATTTTATTTCTCATATTAATAAAGCGAAGCCGGATTTGAGACTCGTTATGCGGATACCAAAGGTTGAAGAACGATATCAAGATAATCCGGCTTTTTTATACTTCGTAACGATTACAATTTGCAATGATACGAGCTAATGATCCGAACCTACGCTTGGGCTAACGCTATCCTGCCTCACAACACACGACGGCCTCTCCTACCCGCCTGCCTGCTTATCTCGTGGCTACTCGTGAAACTGTTATCGCTTCTCTCAACCTCACTCCCTTCGGTCGATTCGGTTTCAATCGCTTTATATAGATATTGAAAATATAAAAATATATTTTCGTTCTTTCGTATATCTCCCTCCGGTCGATATACTCAATCACTTTTAATATCAATCAGGCTAAAAAGTAAATAGTCGTAATGATAAATTATTAATTGTTTCGAAATCTCACTCACTACGTTCGATTCGATTCCGAAACTATAAAAGTATATTTAAAACAGTATTGATATTTAAAAAATATGAATAACATATAAATATATAAAATGAATACGACTGAATGGAGTATGAATGGAATATATAATAGGGGAAATTCATTTATCCTATTATACCTTTAGATAACTTGTCCCACCACTGATGTTCAGTGACTTACGGGTACGGTACGAATCGGTTACGTTTACCATGCCTATATGAAACAAAAATCCCTGTATCCTATTTTTCTCAAACCGGATACAGGGTCGTGCAATTTCTTTACCGTCAGTATGAATACTTTTCGTATATTTGCACAAAACAAATAACCAATGGCAAAGATAGTAGAAATGACATATTGCGACAAGCTTCACAAATCACTCCTTAAAAAGGAGGCGGTTTCACCCCTTGAGGTTATCTATAATAATCACAATCAGTTAGGCTATAATGTAGTACGCAGACCAGCCGGTCAATGTTTAGGCAATTTAAAGTATTTTAATCTATTTTATAACGGGAGATTTGATAGGTGGTACAAAGTTGATGAGAAACAAAGGGTTGGTAAATACTTTGTCATCACCGACTACTGGAAGGATCGTGTGCGTTGCTTCATGGTCTGGAACTACGGATTTGGTCGTTATTTCCCGTACAATGATTTTGTAGAGGCTATGGTTTATGACTACCGTCGTTTTGGTCGTCTTTGTAATCCTCGTAGCAAGAAAGTTCAAGAAGCTGAAGAAAAGTGTGTTAGGTTTTATGTTAGGTCTCAGATAGACTTGATGAGAAAGGGTGGATATCAGTCTTTTAGGGCTCAATTCGCAGAAGAGCATCCTGAATATTTCATTGGAAAAGAACGTACCACATTTAGATGTCTTAATGGAGCTCTTAGTAGAAATGAGAAGATAGCCGCTTGCCATGCTCATAAAAGAGATCTCAGAACCAACATATTGGATAGCTTTGCTGATAGGATTGCCAAACACCCAAGCACGGCATGGTCCTGGTTTTCACATGTAACAGATAAACAAGGTAAAAATCGAATGTGCTTCTCGGAGAAAGCTGTTGCATTTTTAAATAGAAGGCTCAAGAATAACGGTCTCAAGGAATTGTCTGATTCTTATCTCTATAGATCATTTAGGATTAGGTTATTAAAGCGATTTGATGGGAAATACAATTCTGTTCGTTCGTTCCTCAATGCGGTGGTGATGTCTGTCTTATCATCAGATGTTATTGCTAAGGCTATGAAGAAAATCCAGAGCCCGGTTGTGTTATCTATATACAGGAAAGTTCTCAAGTTGTACAAGAAGAAAGAAAAGGCTGTCAACGCTCCTATAACCAAAGAGGCTCCACCTCTACCATCTTGATTTTTAAATGGATTCGATTCCGTTGGATTTTCTCGTTCGTTTCTCTTATCTTTGTGAAAAAAGATAGTATGAAATTACGAATCATAAAAAATCGTCCGATATTCGCTCCTGGCGGTAGTGTTCAGGATAAGAAACAGGATATTAATGTATCCTCTACTCAGCCTATTCTTGATTATGGAACGCCTGTTAATAAATGGGGTGAATCTGATATTCAGAATATATATATGCCTTCTGATGTGATTTTAGAAACAGAGGAGGGGGAGATAAATCCATTTAGTAGTATGCCTACATCCGATCCGTTTTTTGAAAATCATGATGCAGGATATGCAGGATATCTCGCTGATAATAGGGGTATGGTTAAAAACGTAGAGAAATCAGTCGTTGATAATGCAATGAATGTAGGTGGTGTTGATGCTGATTCCTCTAAAGAAAAACGTTCCCAAGATGGTAATCCTCTTGATCCTATGACTACCCCATATTATTCACCCGATCTAACCGGCAGAGCTCAAATGTTCGGTACAAGTCTTGGCCGGATAAGAGCCGGTAATAAGGTCGGTGCTAATGTGGCTCAAGCTACCTTGTCTGGTGTTAGTTTAGGATTAGGTCTTACCCGTAATATCATGGGAGCTTCATCTGCTGCGTATGCAGCCAGCAGAGACGAGCAGGCAGCGAGGGAAAAACTTGCCAAGGAGCGCCGGCAGCAATTCATCAAGTGGGAACGTGAAGGTGGTGGCGTGAATTTAGGTAACGGTCAGAAGATAGATACGTCTGATATGACCGGCGAATATATTTATCCTCTTCCCAAGTCTATGGAAGATGCTGCGAATGTAGAGATAGAGAAAGGCGAGTACGTGCTGACTCCTGACTCCGTAGGGCCTATGGAAGCCAAAGGGAACAGACATGAAAATGGTGGCACTCCGGTTGATTTGCCAGAGGCTTATATTGTTTCCGATTATCGTAAGATAGATGATGAGTTTGCCTCTTACGTTAGAGAAAATTATGGTATTAAGGCAACGTCAAAAGATACATACGCTACACTCCTTGATCGATATAAGAAGAAGATTGGTTTGTCTGATAAGTACGAAGATCAGGAGCGTGTATATAAGAGATTAGAGAAAAATGAAGATGTAAAAGACAAAAACACATCTAATCTTAATGCTTCTATTCTTTCCAAGTACGTCAATGAAAACCAGAAAGAGATAGACGAGCTTGAAGCACAATTTCGTTCTTTCGCTGAAATCGTTTATGGCAAACAGGAAGAATCTAAGCGTAACGAGAAGATGGATGCTTTTTTCAGGGATGGCGGGGTTGTTGATCTGAATCAGGTAAAGAAACAAGCTAAGGCTTTTAATATTGCAGAATCAGATGCTAAGAACTGGATATATGACGAGTATGTTAAGCAAACCAGAAAAATGGCTGAAGGTGGACCTACTCAGAAGGAGCTGGAGGAGCTTAGAAAGAATGCTATCGGCTACAATAAGCTTATCAATCAGTTATTTGGACGAACTCTTAATATGACTGTATCTGATGTTAGTGGTCGTGAGCAGATTCTTAATCCTGATTCCAGTGTCAATGCCAACCAGAATCTCCAACATAGAAGCAATTTAGGATACGGCAGGGTAAATGATAAGGCGGTATCTAATTTGCTCGACGTAAACCGATGGGCTAACAAGTACAATACGGATGGTGATTTTGATACAGAAGGTTTCCAGAAAGGATACAACAGGCAATTAAATGCATTGTGGGCGTTAGCTGATGTAGGCGCTATTACGAATGCTGATGCAGCCAAGAAATTCAGAGATGAATACGGATTCTGGGGCCAGGACGCCGGAAGCTACGGAGGGAATCAGGCTTATAATTCATTTGCCGTAGATGATAAGTTTGGTCAGACAACAGCTACTCGTTCTTATTATGGGTTGGACGTTGTTTCGGCAGAGCAAAAAAGATTGTTAAACGAAAAAGGAATAAAGAATTATGTTGACTTATTTGGTGATAAATCTGATGCCGCTAAGAAGATTCTGGGCTCCGATTATAATAAGTTTGTTGCTTTAAGAGATAGTGGGTTAATGCCGGAAATAGACTTCGTTCTTGAGTCTGTTAAACCAGAAATGAAGCCTATTGAGGCCGGTCCCATAGCACCAGGCCTTACACCGCCTAAGATTGGATCTCCTGGAAGGATAGAGGTAAAACCGAAAGCAAGTACGCCTACGACTGCAACCGACACCGATACAGAGGAGGTGGTTGAAGACAACGGACCTAAAGGACAGGGCAGACCGGCGGCGTTCGGTCCTATCTTTCCGGAGATGCTGAGAACGCTCGATACAGGCTTGGAGATAGAGGGATTGGAAAGGCATCAGGCTCCGAGAATAGATCCGGTTCTGCAATCTGCTGATCAGTATATCAACGAGCTCAACCGCGCGACATCGGCTCAGTTGGACGCAGTAGGTGACGTGCCCGACTCCCAGCGCTCTGCTATTCTGGCTAATATGAACGCCATAGCCGGAAGCAATATAGCCAAGTACATTAACGAAGTAAATTTCAATAACGCAAGGCAAATAAACGAAGCTGATAGATTCAATGAAATGGCTTATGTTCAGACAGACGATAAGAACATAGCGGAAAGGCAACGTTATGAATCTGGGTTATTGAAGGCTATGGCTATAAGGGATGAAAATCTTGCTCGTTATTATGATAGCATAAACAGCGAAATACAGAATAAGTTCAATGTTCGTACATCGTTGAATACCATAGCTTCCATAGCTCCGAATATGAGAATGCTTCCAAGTGGCCAAATTATTTACGTTCAAGGTAATCAGGATGTGATGAATATGGGTGATTATTCTACACCTTACTTGAGAAGTTTAAATGAAGAAGATGACGAAAATAAAAGAAGAAGGAGGACCAAATAGTGGCTTCACAGTATAGTATTTTAAGGCAATATGCCCCGTATGTTAGTCCTTACAACATAGATCTTGTTAAGGACGTCATGATGTACAAACAGCAGAAGGTTGATGCTGCTCGTGAAAAGATCTATACCCAGGTAGATTATCTTATGGGTCAAGAGATAGATAAGCCTGAAGCCCGCGCTTATATGGAAGATAAGATGTCAGGTGTGATTGCTAACATCAATCAAAAATTCAAAGGCGTGGATCTTTCTTCTGATGGTGTTACGAGAGCTATACAAGGAGAGATCAGTTCAGTGTTGGATGATACGGTCATTAACGCGATTGCCGGCACAAAAGAAGGCAGGAGAATGCATAAAATGCTATCTGATTTACAAATAAATAATCCAGAACTTTATTCTGCTGCGAATGCTTATGCGGCTTTAAAGCCGTATAATGAATGGGTGAATGATGGAAAGGCTGGTTCCCGTCTTGCTCCTCTTCAATATACTCCTTATACTGATTATAATAAGGAATTAAAAGATAGGATAGATTTTATAAGCAAGCTTCATAAAGGAGCTAAAGTTCAGATTCCTATTCTTGACAAGGATGGTCATCCTACCGGGGCAGTACAAGAAGTAACTAAGGATATGCTTACTCCTGAACAGATAGCTTCTTTCGCATTGTCAGGGTTATCAGATAAAGCAAGGCAGCAGATGCAGGTGGAGGCTATTTACATGGTAGACTCTAATCCCTCTTTATATTCGTATGATTCTGTTCTTGGTTTTATGAATAAGCAGATAAGTGATAAGCAGAGGTATGTTGATGCTCTTACTGCCGATCTTTCCGGTTTGGGTTCTGATCCTGCAAAGAAAGAAATGGTTGAAAATGAAATAAAGAGAGCCAAATCTGAAATAGCTTCCATGAAATCTGAATTTAGCAGAATGGATGAAAGGACTTACGATCCGTATCTTGGAGCGATGAAGGTTATTGAAAATAATTTTATTAATAATGCTGCTGCTTCATATGCTTATGATAATTCGTCTTTCATAATCAAAGCCGACGAGCTTTACTGGAAAACCAAAGAATATAATCAGAGGGAAAGATTAGCTAATTTGAATTTCGAAAAATGGAAGATAGAATTTGAATATGAAAGAAATAGGGATATTGCAGAGTTTGAATATGGTAAGAATAAGGATGAAGCCAGATTTGGATTAGACGAAGAACGTCTGAAGATGCAGAATAGGCTTAATGAAGCCAGAATAGCAAAACTTATGTCCTCTGGTGCAGGAGCGGCAGGCGGCAGAGCTGGAAGCCGAGCCATGCAGGTGGGCGTTGGCACAAACTCTGGTGGAACTATTTCAGCTAATCCTATCGAAACTAAAAATATTAGCATATCAGAAGAAACTCATAAGAAGTTTAATAAGGCATATACAGATCTTGTAACATCCGGAAGTAGGCTATCTACGGCCCTTGGTGCTGAAAACATGAAAAATATTCAAGCTGCCATATCAAGAAATATGACGGATGAAACATCAGGATACAAGTATCTTATGGATGAAGAAAAACTTCTTAAGTATATAAAGGACAATGGAGGTCTTTCTAATGATATGTTTGATAAGCTACCTATGGCAGAGAGAAAAGCTGCCACAGATGCTTATATGCAGCTTAATAGCGCTGTAGACAAGATGGATATAGAGAATGATAGAATTAAGAAGGAGAATAAGATTTATGATAATATTGTATCTGAAATAGCAAATGCGATCGCGCAGAAGGAAGGAGGTAAACCCGAAGAATATATAGCCTATGCTACAGCGTTATCCCTTAATGATATTTTAAGAAAAAATAGAGGTACAGTCGGCGATGTAGAATCTGGAGTAAGATATTATGAAAAAGGATTCTCGCCTGCTGATATAGCTACTATAAGAAAGAGGGTGAAAAATGATGGCATTGATTTATCTAAAGTATTTGAGAGGGATAGCAAAAGTGGCAGGTATTTCTTAAAAAAATACGATGATGTAAAAAATAGTTTCTCGGATGGTGAAGAAAAGGTGTTTTTTAATGCACTGTATTCTATTAGTGGAATGGAGGGCGTTGGAAACTATGCAGTAAGTGATATTAATATAGCTGATCAAATAACTAAGGTTCAAGATGATGGTATAAATGAGATACGTAAAGAATATCTCGAACTGTATTCACCTAACACAGTAACGTATTCAACCAAATTAACCTCCAAGGAGGCTGGTTATAGAGAGATGGGGGTTCTCAGGGATCTATTTACTAAGAAAATGGCAGAGCATCCTGTTGGTAAATCGAAATCATCATCGGCAACTATTGAATCATTTTCTTTGACAGAATCGGGAATAGCCGACAATGGAGAGAAGACTTACAGTTTGGTTGCTAATCATACTGGTGAAAGAGAGGAAATAGATATTGTTGAGGTATCTGAAACAGAGTTGATAAATAATGGCATAGATCCTGGTATTAATACTCCTTCCGTCGATATAGGTGGATATGAAAGTGGTATTATAAGACCTACATTTGGAAGTGATACCAATATGTGGTATCCGAAGATGCTTGAAAATTCAGATATATCACCCGCTTATGCTTCTGTATCTTCAATGATGAAAGTGTTATCGGATATGATAAATGAATCTGGTAATAATTTAGATGATATGCCAGAACAAAAGGTTTGGCTTCTTAATGCAGCTAAAGATATATTGGATAACAGTGGAAAGCTTGGTGTAAAGGTTGAAGGTTATGATCCTAAGACAAGTTACGGTTATGGATATGAGACAAGGCTTTATCTTATGGAGAATGGTAAACCTGAGTTAATAGATTCGTTTGATACTCCTAATGTATGGTTTGCGGATAATGTGTCTAAAGAACTTGCTGTTGCACCTCAGAAAAAAATAGTTGATTTTGTTGTGGCAGCCATAACAGAAGAGATTAAGGATATGGTGGCAGCAAAAGAAGGAGGTAATTTGCCTACGTCTTTGAATAAAAACGGCAAGTTGATGAAGTTGTTGAATAGTGTAAATAGGGAATAATATATGGAAAATAAGGAACAGACATTGGTAGAGAAATCAGGTTTCTTACCATCTACTGGATTGAGAGGGTATAATGCCGGAGTTCCTACGCGATATGAAGAAGAATCTTCTCTTATTGAGGGAGCAAAAAGAGAGATGGAGAGGATGAAAGTAGGTTCATATACTCCCCCGGTATCAGCCATAAATCCTGATGATGATTCAGAAAAAGGATATGATATTAGCGGAATAGATACTTCTTTTGATGTAGACACATCTTTTTCTGGACTAAAATCGGCTCTGAATGGTGGAGATGATCCAAGAAAGAAGAAAGAGGAGTCTTATAATAAGTTAAATTCCATGATAAAATCTATTCAAGATAAATCAAGGAATACTTATTCTGGTAAACAAACGTCTTATGGTGAGGTTATAGCTGGTAATCAACAGTCATCTGCTGCTGATTTTGGTGTATTTGGTAAAGGAAGAACTATTAAGTTAGATGAAGCATATGACTTTTTATCCGATGGGAACATCGGTCTTGCAAAGTTTAAAAGTTATATGCCAGGAAGGGATAATGAAGATTATTACGGAAGAAGTCAAACTACTTGGAATAAGGCTGTTAATGGCATAGGGAAGCTTGTCACAAAAACAGCATTATATGGTGTATCAGGAGTAGTAGGTATTATCCCGGCTGCGTATAATCTTATAAAGACTGGTACGTTATCTTCTGCATTTGACAATGATTTTACACGAACCATAAATGATATAGATGAAAGAATAAACCACTCTCTTCCTCATTATTATACAAGAGAAGAACGTGATATGGGATTTTTGCAGAGTCTTGGAACTGCAAATTTTATTTTTAATGATGTTATTGGAAATGGTCTATCGTTTACGACAGGAGCTATTTTGTCTGCCTACCTTACAGGTGGGATGGGTGTGTCAAGTCTTGGAGCTGTTGGTGCTAAAGTAGGGATGAGGGTGGCCGGAAAGATGGCGGCGTCTAAGATTGCGGCAAGTGCTGTAAAATCTGCTTTTGGAGCGTATAGGGCAGGAGCGATGTACGGCAGGGCCATAGGCAATATGGCCAAGGTAGGAGTAAATACGTTTGTGGGCGCCGGCTGGGAGTCTGCCGTGGAGGCTCAGTCCTTTATGAAAGACTCTGAAAGTAAATACAAGGAATATTTTAAAAATATGTATGGTCGGAATCCTAATCAGTCTGAGATGGCTGAATTTAAGAGTTCTATTTCCGATACGGCAAACAGCATATTTTTAGCTAATATGGGTATAGTTGGATTATCCAATTATCTTCTTCTGGGAAAATATCTTGGAGTAGACACTGGTTTTGCTTCTAAATACATACCTGGATTAAAGGGTGTATCAAACACATATAGGGGATCAAAGAGTTTTGTAGATCGCTATTTGTTTGGATTAGGGACTAAGAAGGTAGCGGGTGATGCTGGAAGATTACAGACGGTAAAAGCAAATTTATTCCAGAAATCCTTAGCTACTATTTGGAATGTATCTAAAAGACCCATATCTGAAGGTGTATGGGAGGAAGGCATGCAAGGTGTTGCTCAGCGCATGGGAGAAGATTTTATTAGATCAAGATATGATAAGACGTATCTTGATGCTACGTCTTCTATAGTTGATTCTTTTTCTAAGGCCATAGCTGAACAATTTACAACCAAAGAAGGATTGAAAGAGATTGGCATAGGAGCCCTGATTGGTGGTTTATTTGGAGCCAGAAATGGTGCTTTTGGTTTATATGAAAGGAGAAATAAAGAGCGTACTATTAATACTGATGTTGAGAAATTTAATAGTAATAATGCTTTTACTTCTCAATCCGTAAAAGACTCTATGCGAAATTTAGCCGAATTTAATGCTCAAATGAATGATCCTGAATCAGATTATTATTCTAAATTTGAATTATCTGACAGAATGGGAATGTTAGAGGATACGGCTAACAATTTCAGGTCAATGGTTAAAAGCCTTGACGAAAATGAGTTGGCTTCTGAAATGAAAGTAGATGAAGAAACTGTTAAAAAATACAAGGAAGATATTATAAAAGATTTTGATAAGAAGTTAGCCAATTATAAAAAAGCTTCTTCTTTTGCTGAGGCTATTACTGCTGAGACTTCATCTGATCTTTATCGATCTAATGTTGCTAATGCTGTGTTTAAGGGGTTGGATGCAGAAGATATAGCAATGGAAGCATCAAATGATATTGCTGATTATGTAAATGACAATAATTTGTTTGATGATATAAATACGTTTTATTCATTATCAAGTCAAGCTTTTGATACAGTTAATCAGTTAAGGGAATTGCGTAATGAGATCAATGATCTGAATGCTGAAATAGAGAGGTTGGCTACAACTCCGAGAAGAGTAGAGGATGGCAATGATACCGAAGCAGAGGCTATAAAACAAAAAACTATTAAATACGATAATCTTAATAAGGAATATAGAAGGTTGTCAGAAGATCTTCTTAGTAGTTATAAAGAAGTATTTTATTCTTTTGATCCTGGAGTATTAGCTCTTGAGTTGTTTAAATCCGAAACAATAACTGCTGAAGATATATTGAAAGCTTATGACTCTGTAGCTTCTTTAAGTACTTATATTGAGAATAATAAAGGGAAGAAAGAAGCAGAGGATTTAAGAAATATGGTGGTGAAATACCAGAAAGCCATTACCCAATATAAGGTTTTACGGTCATTTATGAACTCCATACAGGATAAGAAATTCATGAGACATGATTTTTCTTTATTTTCTAAGTTCTTAAATGATATGGTATCTTCTAATACTAAATCTATAGAAAGTGATCGTTTTTACCAGACAGAGGGTAATAATATCAGTTTGGATGAAAAAATAGATGAGCTTCTGAATAATGGAGAAATAAATTCAGATGAAGCATTTACCATGAAAGTATTTGGTCATCTAAACGATGGTATAACTCAGAAGCCGAAAGAAGATATATTGTCTGATTTTGATTATGAGTCGGCAATGGAAGATCTTTTGTCTGCACCTATAGAGGTTAAAGAACGTATCGTAGATAAGATATATACAGGTAATCAAGATCTTTTATCTCCAAGGGAGAAGGAGATATATGAAAAGTATAAACAGGATATTGATGATTATATATCAAATCTTGGTGATAGTCCGGCTAAGATGATAAAAGATTTATCAGATAAAGTTAGGAGACTCACTGAACATCGATCTGTGTATGAGGATAATAAAGCTATTATTGATATGGCTAAATCCAATTTGGAACCAGATCAAAGGAAGGAACTTGATGATGCTATTTCTTCGTATGTTGATATAATGAACAGACGGGATAAAGGGGAGAAGGTTGACGAAGATAAGCTTGCCGATTCTGTATTTACCATAGAAGATCTTGGCCAGGTTGGAAACATCACAGATCTCCTTCCTTATATCGAACAAAACAGGATTATTGATAAAGGTCGTATTTCCGAATCTACGTTAAGTAATTTTGGGGAGGATGATACCAATATAGATTCTCTTGTAAATGAGTTAGATGAATCCGATAATACGCCTGGAGCTAACATAGATAGTGCCCAAAATCCAGAGACGTTGATGGTTAGAAGAATATCCAACGATGGCAACGAAAGGTATGAAATTGCGGGTCTTAGAGCCGATAAATTTATATCTTCTATAAAATCATTGGTTCCTATTCAAATAAGCTCTGAAACGAACGCTAATGGTACTAAAAGGTATTCTCTTAACATAGGTGGAGAAACGGCTACTATAATTGAACTGCCTTATCATGCGAGATGGTCTATAGACAAAGAATCGGCTCGTGTTCTTAACCGTTACACAGACGTGTCTATTCAGGACGTGGGTAATTCCTATTCTTTGGTTTATAAGCGTCTTGATTCAGATGAATTGGTTCCGTACAGAACGGGTGTCGGATTCGGAGAGAATGAGGTAGATAAAATAGATCAGGAAGCATTATCTTCTTTGAAAAAAGGAGATAAGGTTAATCTCGAAATAGATGTAAATGATACTTATAATCAGTCTCTTTTTGCCGAATACAATGATGCTGTTCAGTCCGGCGATAAAAAAAGAATAGAATCTGCTGAGAATAAACTGGTGTCCAATATGGTTATCAAGGTCATGAGTGGGAACAGATTCGTTTCTGTTGTAAAAGCTGATACAGGAGGCATAGATGGTATAAGTAAAATAAGAAGAACGGCTTTTAACAAGTGGAAGAAGGACGCCGGCCGGTCGGCTACCATCGGCGTCGGCACGCATGTTGTTGCCCAGACCCTTCCCGGAAGACCGGTGTTTAACATGAAGGTGAACGGTCAAGGATATGGCCAGATAGAAAATCTCCCTATTACCGAAAAAGGTGCTGAAAAAGTATCTGATGTTGGATATGTATTAAATGGCAAAGTCGTGCTTAAGAACGGATCTAAATACACAGGCTTCCCATTTGCTTATTCTATATTAAATGACAAGGGGAATAATTACAAAAATGTAAGAGTTCCGGTAGTCGTCATCAAAGGTAAAAACGGTCTTAATTATCTTTTCCCAGTTAGCCTACGTTCTGTAGAATCAGAGGAAGGGCAGAAATGGATGTCTTTTATAGATATGCTGCTTGAATCTGGTGATTCTGAATTGCTACAGATGGGTCAAGATGACATACAAGATCTTAATGCGTATCTAACCAAGTTAGGTCTTGATCCGGCTTCGTATCAAGTATCGTATTTGAATCCTATTTCAGGGCTTAGAAAAGCTCGTGAGGCTATAGAAAAATTATCTACGGTTCCTGATGTTGTTAAGTGGGTAGAAGATGAAAGCAGGAATGTGAAAGACATTGTGACGTCTGAAGTAGAATCTGGAATAGATTTCGAAGGTGAGATGTTTGTCGCTCCTAAGATCAGGATTCAGTTTGGCAAATCATCTTCCAGACCTAAATCGCTTATAGAGGATGATCTTCCTTTCTCTGATGAGGGTAAGACCGTTACTTCTAAGGTAGAAGATGTGGAAGTTTATGAAGAGGAAATGCCAGAGGAAGGGGCTGCCCGGGAGACTCAGCCGGCGCCATTAGCTCAGCCGGCTCCTGCGGCACAAGCTACGCAGTCTTTACCTGGCAAGAAGCGTACCTCCAGGAAAAACTTCTCTCTTATGTTAAACGAAATAGAATCTCATATAGAAAAAGAAGGATTGCCGTCTTATGCTAATATTTTTGATTTTATAGCAAGGAAGATTGTAGGAGGTGATTTGAGGTTTCTTCGTGAGAGAGGTAATCCTAAAAGCCTTAAGGAAGAAATGGGATTAGAACCTAAAGGAACAGTAGGTGATAAAATATCCACTCCTTCCAGTAAAGGTGGTAAGACCTTAGAAGAATACGTTTCTTGGCTTCGTTCTCAAACAGATCAGGTGGTGGTTGATTATGTTGGGCCAAGATCTGATGAACAAATTATATCAGAGTTGAAAAACTTTTTGAAATATATTAATTTTGTTCCAAGTAAGGCTTTAAATTATTCTCTTAGAGTCAATGGCATGGATACCCTAAAAGAATATGGCACAAAAGAGGAAGTAGAAAAAATGGAATCTGATATCAATAGTTTGGTTTCTAAAGTTTTGCCTACGGTGGATAATAAAACTGTAGAAGATGTTTCTACTGCAATAAAATCAAACAACTTGCCTGCCATATGGAGGCCCGTGGAAAGCCTTGATATGACAAACGAGGAAAAAATAGAGTTTTTGAATAACGTAGCAGATTTCCTTAGCGGCATACCAGAGTATGCCGCTGTTGTGGAGTCTATAGAGTCAGAATCAGATAATATTTTAAATGATGGAAAAGAAGGAAGTGCAGAAGGCGGTGCAGTGCGCACTGAGGAAGATGGCGATAAAAAGGGAGATGGAGAAGGCAAAGGACAATCCAGAACAAATGTCGAAGTTGAAGGAAATGTCGAATTACCTGGATCTACAAAAGGAGAAATAGAAAAAGACGAACCTCGTATATCCGAAGAACCGCTTACTCACATATCAAGGGTAACATCTCCTTATTTCCTGTACGGCGGTGATGAAGCATATACATCTGTTCCGGCTAAGGTAGAACCTATACCAGAGAAGATAATGGGTCGTAATGGCATTAAATTTGGTATGAGTGTAGTCGAGTTAACCAAATTAGGGTACAAAAAAGCTGGTGGAAACTGGATATATAAATTCTATATGAACTCAGGTGTGTATGATTTGTATAATATCAGTACCGGTGAAGCGTTTAGGGCAAAACCGGATCTTGGAGTTAAGATAAGTTCCAGTGCATTCATCCGCTCTTTATCTCAATCTGGTAGAAAAATACAAAATATGATGAGTAATATGAGCCAGGAAGAGATAGATAGGAATAAGAATCTCGTAGAAGGTTCTGATAATTCGGATTCGATAAATGAGTTAAATAAGGAGTGTTGAGTATGAGAAGGAGATTTTTTAATGCTGCGGATAATTTCGTGGGAGGATGTTATAATAAGTTATCCAATGAAGATATAAAAAGGCTTGGAGGAAAAAGACCTTATGTATGTCAGTTTAATAAAATTCATATACATATAGGACCTGTATTAAAAGATCATGATTCTGATGTTAGTTACATAATGTTTAATAGTAATTGGAATTATGGTGGTTATGAATCTATGGTTTATAATCATAGCAATAATGGTATTTTTATATTAGGTGAAAACAAAATTGGTAACATAGAAGATCATATACAAGATCTAACATATTGGTACGAATATGATCCAAGCATTAATGAAAATTATTGTTATTTTTATTATGAGGCTAATAACAGCGGAAATGCTATCAAGTTGAATGGTGAGTTTGGTGATACCAGTACTGTTTTCAACATTCCCAGCTTGGAAGTCACCACTCTTCGTGATGGCAGTTTGAGTTTTCCGGAGATTTATATAGAAGGAATTTGGGATCCGTCATTGTATAAGTCGGTTTTATAATTAACTTTGCAAAAAAGTTAATTATAATGGGTGTCAAATGTCAGATAGAAAAAAAGGAAAATGAAATAAAACGGGTTAAGGCTCCTAACGGGGAGCCTTCCGTTCTTTACGAAAGTGCTTTAAAAGTATTAGGAAACAGCGAGCGGGCTCTTCAGGTATGGGCTAAGGCTTACACTCCTGGTTTTTTGTCGTATTATGGTCATTGGAATAACCCGGCTCCAGGGGAGATGTTTAATACCGATCCCAATGGTGAACCTCTTTTAGAAGACGTGCTGTCGTATATGAAGCGTCAGACTTATTTTGCTGATCCTTTAACGGCTCAGGACATTAAGGATGTAAGGGATTTCCTTTTGTCTACTCATTATTTTTTCAATGCGTCTTCATTGTCTAATGCTATTCTCTTCGATTTTTATGTAGATGGCAGTTTGATACTGAATGAGCAGAAATTAAGGAGATCCGGTTTGTATAATGAAACAGAGATAAGTCGTATTTTATCCGATCCTTCTGTTTTAAATGAGGTTTCGACTTCCATGAGAAAGTTAATAGATTCTTCTATTAACGAACATGATAGGGAAAAAGATAATTATTTTATGTCTATTGACTATCAGTATGGTCCTATTGTTTACAAGGAGGGAGTGTTTAACCAATTTGGTAAAAAGGTACCATATAATCCTTCTGAGCTTTATTATGCTATGCGTAAAACAGTAGCCGGCATAAAAAACTTTTCTGAATTTTCATCTGCTTTTGAATTGTTGAGAAATTCATATCCTGAACTGGTTGAGAAATTCGTTTCTGATAAAGAATTTGCCGAATCTATGTTTGATGAGTTCTCATCTACGAATAAGATTCCGGTAATAAACATAGAAGGGGATGATGTGGTGGAAGGCAAGAGAAGATCCTTATCTAAGCTACAAGATCTGTCTTATTACAATCCTGGCAAAATAGAGTTCCTAAGAGCTCGTATATCAGCTTATTTACATAGGGCTAATGCCGACACCGAATCTGATTTAAGAAGCATGATATGGGATATAGAAGAGGCTTGTACGTGGTTTGGCATAGATATAATAGGGACATCGGAAACTTATGATGGCACAGAAGAATCTTTGAATAAGATAGATAATTTGATGCTGGATCTTGATATTTATGTGGCCAGGCATAATGATGTAAATTATGCTCCAACGCTGGCATCTTCTATAGATGATGTTCTTGGTGATAGCACAGATTATTATTTTGGATTATTACCGGAGTATATGGATAATTTGAATATCGTTTATTCTGAATCCGATATAGACCCAGTAGAAGCGTTTGAGAAACATTCATTGCTTAAGGTAGGAGATAATCTATATCAAAGGATCAGCAAAGATGATCTTAACGAGATGTATCAAATATCAACAGTGTTAGCCAAGCACAACCTAACTCATTTTTCTACTAAAATATATCCTGAATCTTGTTTTAAGAACGGCGTTTTGGATAAAGAGAAAGTACGGAACGTAGATAATAATACGCTCATGGATTCCATTAAAAAATACGTCAGATCGTTCATGGATTCTCAGAACACAGAGGACATGATAATGACCAGGATGGCGTTTGGGCACCCGGAGGTACTTGACGTTCCTTACGTGGATGTGGATCGGGAGTATAGTCGATACATGAACAAAAAACAAGATAGCGAAAACCCATTATCCTTATTCGATTTATACCAATCTTACCTTGACAACAAACTCCATAAAACAAAATTATATGATAATGCCTATAAGTATCTTGACTTCAAACCTGGTCCATCTTTGGGCCTTATTTCTGATGATCCTGATATTTTGAAATCAATAGAATTATCTTTATCTGGAAAAGACAGGTTGATGTTGTTTGATTATAGCATGACCAGTACCGACCCTTCTTTATCAGAATTGTTTTATTTGGAGAAGTATGACCCTTCGTATGCCGGGAATGATTTTGAACACTATTTTTACACCAGGCACCCGTATTTGTTAAAAGAAAAATCGGGCCCTAATATCGTAGAGCAAGATGGTGTTATAACAGCCGAAGGTATTTATGATAATTTTATAAGAGTAGGTAATAAGATATGGTCTAAAGTAAGCGAGAGTAGTTCCGGCTCTATCTACCAAAATCTGACAGGAACCGAATCAGAGGTGAAATACGATTCTACTCAGAAGGCTAAGACGGTAGAAACCGATTACGCTCCATACCAAAACAGATCTGGCTTGACGCAAGACATGACCGTAAGCAAGTCTGAATTGGATGATCTTAACAAATTGGAATGCAGGTAATTTTTATATACATATATATAGTTTTTTCATAGTTATAATTTGGGAAGTGAGGCTTGTGAAAGTCTCACTTTTCTTATATATGCACGTATATCAATGACATATAAGAAAAGTTAGATTTTCATTGTTTATGGATTATTTTTGTTAAGTTTGCAATATTAGTTTCAGGAAGGGATTATGGGAATAAGGAAAAAGTAAGAACCGAACGTAACTAATAACAGTAGGAAATGAGAATCAGTACCATCAAACGTAATAACAGCATTCATCTTATGTATAAAAACATTATGAATGATTTAGGTCAATTAAGAACTGTAGTTTCAAAATCCTATATTTATAATCTGATACAAAATCAAACCTGATTAAGTATCAGAACTATATCCCATGTCTTGAATCACACAAAAGAACAGGATACAGATTCTTTGTGAAAAGCATACATTTTCATACATTTGTGTGTTCTTTAGTTTTTAGATTTAAGCTTTTCATGGTATTAGTTTAGATTAGTGTAGATCAGGGTTCGCAGTGATGCGGGCCCTGGTTTGATTTAAAAAGTATTAAAATATTTGCTATTTAAAATCCTGTTCCTATCTTTGCTCCAGAAACAATGAACAACGAGATCCCACCTCTGGTTGTTTGATGTTGAAAGATATTTTTGGCTCATTAGGGTTTGTCATAGTGGGATCTGACATTCTCTTTTGGGCCTATTTTTTTATCATGGATAAAGTTTCTGTTTTTGAAAGTTCGGATTTTGGAGAGCTTAGAATTATTGTAGATCCAAAAGGAGATGTTTGGTTTGTGGCGTCAGATGTGGCTAAATCTCTTGGATATATAAATGCTAAAGATGCGGTAAAAAGACATGTAGATGATGATGATTCTATGCTTTTGCAAGTATCTGATAATCAATGGGGCGTAAAACGATCTATATTGAAAACCAGATATATAGATAGTATAAGAATAATTAATGAATCTGGTTTATATTCTCTTATATTATCTTCAAAATTAGAGTCTGCTAAGAGATTTAAGAAATGGATAACATCTGAGGTTCTTCCTTCTATTCGTAAAACAGGAGAATATAAAACAAGTTCAGGCGGCAAGGGAATTTTGGTTCCTGACTTTTCTAATCCAGCAGATGCAGCAAGAGCATGGGCCGATCAGTATGAAGCTGCTCAGAGAGCTATAGCTGAAAAATCTCAGGCAGAGGCAGAGAAGCAACAAGCCTTGAAAACAATAGAAGATCAGCGTCCAGACGTTGAGTTTGCAGAATCGTTCAAGAAAGTTGATAATGATAGAATGTGGCTGATTCGTGATATTGCCAAAAAGTTAGAACAGAATGGTGTTATCATCGCTGAAAAGAATCTTCGCTCATTTCTTGAAGAAGCTAAGTTTATGTTTAGAAACGGTCTTGGCAAATGGGAGTTGTACAGTAATGTAGTGGCTAAAGGATACGGTGTGTATAGATCATATTTTGTAGACAAGTATTCTGGAGAAAGGGTTAATCAACAAACTATCTACATGACTGGTGCCGGATATGAAGTGACCCTCAATGGCATAAAAGGAAAACTTAAAAATGTATTTTTAAAATATGGTAAATTTTCTTGAGTTTATTTATAGGTAGTGTTTTAAAAGAATAAAAAACACTACCTTTTTTTTGTTTCTGTCTTTTCTGAAAATACTTCTCTTCTATAGGAAATAAACACACCCATATTCCACCCTGCAATCATGATCTTTGTTACGTGCTTCATGCACGTATGTTTAACAATTAAATACTATAAAATTATGGGTGGTGATAAAATCGTCCTTTTAGATGGAGCCGGGGCTAACGGTGGTGGTGCAGCCACTAACGGTCTTCTTTCAATGATTCCCGGCATGTTTGCTAATTTGATAGGTGGTAATAAAATGGATCCGAATCTGGTGGCGGCTTTGATGAACGGTCGTAACAACCAGGACGGTTTCGGTGGGGCTAACGGTTGGTGGCTCTGGATAATTGTTTTGTTCTGGCTGTGGGGTGGACGCGGCTTCGGTAACGGTTTTGGAAATGGCGGTGATTGTTGTGCCAATGGTTTGCCGGCTCAGTTGAATAACGATTACGGTCGTGAACTTTTGATGCAGGCAATTCAAGGTAATCGTAGCGCCATAGATCAGATTGCTTCTGCTTTGAACTGTTCTACTACTCAACCTCAAAACGCTATCTGCAACGTACAGGGTGCCATTGATAAAGTAGCTGGTCAGGTAGGTATGACTTCTCAGGCTGTTATCAACGCAGTTCAACAACAAGGTTGTGAAATAGGAAATCAAATCAGCTCTTGCTGCTGCAATCTGAGTTCGTTGATCAATCAAAGCACTTGCCAGACTCAGGGAATGATTACTCAGCAAGGTTTTGATAACCAGCTTCGCACGTTGGAACAAACCAATGTCTTGCAGAACGGTCTCAACCAAGGTCTGGCTAACAATCGTGAGCAAGCTACAAGCCAATTCAATATCTTGTCTGCGAAACTTGACGCCCAAACCGTTATGATCAATGACAAATTCTGTCAGTTGGAAATGAGGGAGATGCAGAACACTATTGCTCAACTTCGTGAAGAAAAAGCGGCTTTGACAGCTTCGGCATTATCTCAGCAACAAACCCAGAATATCGTTGGTCAATTACGCCCGACGGCCGTCCCGGCCTACCCCTCTTGTTCTCCTTACCAGGCTTATACTTGGGGACAGGTATTCGGAGGAGGTTGCTGCAATAACGGATGTGGATGTAACAACGGATGTTGCAATAACAACGCTGCTGTCTGATTTTATTAAGAGAGGAGGCTAATATGGCTTGTGTTTCTAAAATAGGATCGTTGTATGAGATGGTTACGAAGAATGTTATTGTCAGTACGACAAATACAGTCTTCGGTATTAACCCACGGGCTTGGATCGCCCTTCCGTGTGAGGGTCTTATCCTTCTTAAGATAAGGCAAGTAGTCCCCACAGCCGGAAGTGCTCTACCGGTACAGATTGCGGTCCCGGCAAACAGCACAGTTTCAACAGTAGGATCCGACACCTGTTGCCCGGTTACGGGAGTGAATGTCGTGAACCCTATTAACGTAGCTGTCACGGGTGCTGCTATGGTAAATGGCACAGAACGCCTTCTGTACTTCAATAAAGTTCGTGGCGTGTTAAGATTAATGGATTGTTGTGTTCCGACAACAACAGCCCAGGCGTCTGAAGTTAAAGCAGGTAAATGATTTCAGTAGGGTGATGAATATCATCACCCTATTTTCACCTAACTAATATTTTGATCATGTTTTCAGATTTGAAGAAAGGGTTTCAGGTACATACCCTTGATACTAATACAGTACCTAAATACGAATTGGGAAGGGTAGTAGCCGTATCCGAACCCAGGTATCTTCCTCCTCAGCCAGGTCAGTATCAGGCGATGCAGACCCGCGTGGTGGATCTGACGGTAGAGCTCACTGGCGAAACCAAGACCTATACGGTCCCGGAATCCCAGAATGTGGCTAAGGCTATGGGCATAACATTATCTACCAGCATAGATCCGATTATGAACGAACTGAATGCTATAAAAAACACCAGTCAAGACATAATAAACAGCGTAGATGCCCATCGTGCCAAGATAGAGGCTTGTGAATCTATATTAGAAGACATCAATCCGGCATTCAAACAAACGAGAGAGCAGGATCGTAAAATAGCTGGTATAGAAAATAAGGTGAATGACCTTACTGATTCATTCGAAGATTTAAAGAAGTTAATTGTAGAACGTTTGAAATAAGTATAATATGATAGTATATGATTTAAATTCAGGACACAGAGAATATCCTGGATATGACGAGATAGAAGACAGACGAGGTGGAGGCAGAGGCAGAAGCCGGCGTTCTGATGGGACGTACATGGGGTACGGTGGTGGTATTTACGACCATTACGGTATGCATGAGAAGATGAAGGAAATGGAAGAACGCGAAAACGAGCTGGAAGAAAGGGAAAGAAGGCTTGAAGAGCGCGAACGTCGTCATGAAATGGAGGACCGGGAATACCGGAGGATGGGTTACGAATCCTACCCGACCGATTACTATGGAGACGACAGATACTACGGTGACGGACCTCAGATGCGTAGAGGTCGCGGACGTGGCAGAGGTCGTTCTTATTGAGGAGCAGACGCAGAGGATCCAGCTTATCAGAAATATGTAGATACTTACGGCTACCATTTTTCTAATGCTCTCGCTGATGAGGCGGTAAAGAAGATGGTCAACGTCGATGGATCCAAGAGGATCTGGAAGCAGCCGGAAATAAAAGATATTTTTGAAAAGTGCGGAGCGAAGAAGCCGGATAAAGCGACATGGGGCGATGTCCAATATGTCTTTGCAATGTACTATTCGGATGGTTTTCCGAAGGTCTTCAAATGTGAGAACGAGTTGGTGAAAGCTACGTTAATGTATTTGGATGATCCGGATGCTCCCGAAGGAGTAGCCTTTATAAGATGGCTTGCCGTGCAAGATTACCTCGGCGAAAAAATAAACTGGAAGGATCTGACCTGAGATCCAGACCCAGGTCCTTCCGGTGGTGCGGGAGCCATAGTAAAAAATATGATTCCCGCATTCCCGTTTTTCCCGTTTGGAAAAAAAAGGAATAAAAATATTATACCGGTCGGCGGGCAATAGAATACCCGTGGCCGGTTTGTTTCACATAACTTTTTTTTGACATGAATATAGCACACGAATCTAAATCGAATAAAACCCCATTGTATTTAATAGGAGAGTTGATTGGCGTACCGAATACGGTTATGGACTCAGCATTGCATGAACTGAAAGATAGAATAGACAAAGACCCTAAATATAAAGATGTTAAAAATTGGCTCGAATCTTTACCCAAGATCTGAACCTATTTTTCCCAATACCAGGCCCGATGCGATTTTAACGTATCGGGTTTTTATTTTAATTCATATCGTTTTATTTTAAATCTAATTAATTTATGAATGTCGTACTTTTGTTGAAAAAGTATTTTTTATGGAAAATAAGGAAGATTACGTTGGTTACGAAGATCAAGAACTGTGTAACCGGTATTACAAAGAGGCTGAAGCCATGAGGCAAAAGCAGGACTGGTCTCGGCTTAGGGCTGTCCCTGCTCCGGCCAAGGGAACGCCATCGCCCGGCTGGGGTCAGCTTGGACGTGGAAATGAAGTTCGTGTCAAGTACGTTAGCATCAATTCAGGATTGGGAGGGGATAGATTATGACTGTAGAAGAATTAGCCGGCAAAAGATACGGTGGCGAATTTGTTTTCATGTTTGGTCATCTTGAAGGTAGAACAAGATTCGTTTTTGAATGCTTTGATCCAAGACCTGATCACGAAGGTAAAAATACCTATATGGTTTCTTATTTTGAGAAGGGACTTCGTAGAAGAGATGTGGTAGATGTACCGTGTTATATGAATGTTTCAGCGAAATCATGAAAACACTACTTTTAAACGTACCTTCTTTCTCTGGTAAGATAGTTTCTCCTACCTGGATTAAAGCCGTAAGGGATTTCCAATCTAAATCGAAGGCAGAAAGAGATTCGTATTGTTCGGCTTGTGGATGTACGGGAGGGTGTAACCTGTGCGATGATATAAGTAAATATAGGATTTCAGGACAACTAAAATATTATATATAATATGGTTAGAATCGCATATTTCGGAACCGATGGCCGTCCTGGTCATTACGCTATTCCGATACGAGGTAAATTCACAGAAGAGGATATTAAGGTAATAGAATCTGTAGATTGTGATGATTTCTATAAGGTGTTTGACGTTATGCGTTTTAAGATAGCTGAGTTTAAAGGATGGACGATATTAGGAATCCCGGCAAGCTTAGACGATCATAGACCTGGAAGCAAAACCGTTATCTTCATAGAGGGTAAAGCTAACGAAACTGACTTTATGGAAGTTATACAAGAGTATTCTTTTCTTAAAAATAAGGTAAAGAAACTTGCCGAATTGTATCATGATGGAGAATGGCTTGCGACTGGTAAATTGAATCAAGATCCGCCTACTAACAAGGAGCGGTTTCAATTTACGTTAGACAAGGATGATATTATTAACATGATTAGGGGAGTCGATTTAGATCCTTATTCTGATGTGGCGAATGAAATGGAGAAAATCGGATTGGGATCATCATCTGATTCTTCATATGAGGGTCCCATATGGTCTTGGTTTGTTAACAAAGTAGAACTTTGGCAGAAGAATAATGTATGGGATAGTTTCTCCGCTGAGTTTTTGTGGGGTTTGTATTGTAGGATAAAGAAAGTATAGTAACAATTAATTTAAAACAAATCATGGAATTAAAAGATTTTAAAGATGCGGTTAGAGTAATGACAAAAGAAGAGTTCGAATCAGCAATCAACGAAGATATTAAATTCGTTGAAAGATTTAAGCATTTTTTTAAACATGATGATGTTGCGAGGATAATAGAACACGTAAAGTCAGTGTTAGAAGCATCAGTGGACTACTTCTATCCTAATCATCCTGAAGTAGAATTTGAAAAAGATTTTAATATACAATACGATGTCAATAATATCTTGAACAAATACGGCCACACCGAAATGGGTATGTATAAAATACAGCTCTATATAGAGAACATTTTGGGTAGTATTCAAAACAAGAAGCCTGTAGACGTGGGAGAAGTCTCTGACGGATACCACACTTTCAATGAATTGTATCGGTATAGCATGTTGTATAACGCTGCCTTCTTTAATCTATTAGCTAGAAGCGGACAGGTTGAAGTTTGCAAATCAAGGAGACACAGCGACGGAGAAAAATGCTTCGGTTCTGATGATTGGTTTATTGTGATGGCGATCCTGCCTACCGGTCAGGTATCTAATCACTATGAAAGCAAATACTGGGATTTGTTTGATGTTCCTGAAAGAGAAACCGCTTTCGAATACGATGGCCATACACCAAATGAAGCTGCCGACAGACTTAAAAAGTATCTCAAACTGCCTCGTCGTGGCATGACATTCGAACAGGCTTTAGAACGGCTTAAATTAGGTCGTAAGATAAAAAGAATCGATTGGGGTAAAAAGTATATCTGTATGTTTGACGTAAATATATTGATGGTAGATACAGGTCAAAAAGTAGCATCAAATTGGAATCCAACCGAACATGATATTATGTCTAATGACTGGGAGATTGCGGGATGAGTTTGTTTGTATGTTCAAAATGTGGCTGTATAGATAATACAGCCACATCATATTACTGGGCTCTTATAAGACCTTGTAAGAATCGTATTTACGATAAGTCGCTAAAGGGATATGAAGGCAAGCCTCTTTGTTCTGAATGTGCCGCTATTGAATATAGTAAGGGAGGCGAAGTGGTGGTAGTTCCTGGAACGTGGCACGGTAAGTTCAAGAAAGAATGGCCTACTGAAGAAGAAAAGAAACATATTGGTAAAAACGGAATATTAAATTTATAGTCATGTGCAATAAAGAAATCGTGATATGCGCTGCCATCTGGGTGCAGGACGGCAAGAAGCGTCCCTATCAGCCCACCAATATACCATCCGGAACCGTGTTCTGTGGATTGAGACACCCCTCTATACTATCTCAACTTGCGGCATACGGTATAGCCCATAAAAACCGCAGTGTTCAAGGATTTTTGACAAGCAAGAATCGGTTTTTAACAAGAGAGGAAGCGTCTGAACTTGTTAGAAACAATAATCAGGAGATGGTGGTAGATAGGAATGCCATTAGAGAACAGTTGTATTCAGAAGATTTGTATTAACTAAAAAATAAAACAATATGGGATTTATAATCAGAAAGTCAATCATTTATAATATGATGGACGGCAATCAGTTAGAGTATGAATTTGACAACATAAATTTAGATCATATCACATTTAAAGGTAATGGTAAAGAACCTTTTTCATTTAACAGAGTCCTTGTTGAAAATTTAATTGAGACATTTGAGACTATGCAAGATATATACTCTGATAATTACGGAATTAAGGTTTATACCGGTAATTGCATAATTCAACTGAATGTAAATCCAAAGAACTTAAGTGAATCCTTTTTTGACGTATATGATAGAGATGGGATGAAATTGATATATAGCATACAAAATAGTATCTTGAAAGAAATGTTTGTCATATGATTACTAAACAAGATATACAAGCAGCAGCATCGTATATTTTCCGAAGCAGTTTTGTCTCGGAGGACCAGGCAAGGAAAGCAATGGTAAAAGCCGGCAATAACGCTACCAAGATCCTCGTCAAGACCTTTAGAGGCAAGTTGTTCAAGAAAGCTTTTGAAAGAGCCCGTAGAGGAAAGGATATCAGTTCTTTTGAAAGACAGGAAAAAGAAAGTGGTTTCAATTTTCTACATAATCCTAATAATGGTCGTATGCAAAGCGGTCATATTATAATAGATGGAATTGGTCTGTTTAAACAAATAATTCATGAAAGGTAAAAAAGTTGATATTCGTTTAGGCAGAGGTCTGGCGAATCAGATTAAGATAAACAAAACCATTCCAGTGTCTCATAAACCAAAAGAAGAACGTCGAATGATGTTTATTTGTGGTGATGATATTGCTTCTCTTATAAAGCGGTTTGAAAACGAATCAAAGTAATATAAAGTCGGACATGTGTCTTGTCCGACTTTTTTTATATATTTGTGGCATGGCAAGAGGTTATTATTGGATACCACAAACAGATGAAACGTTAAATGGCAGAAGCTATTACGTGGCTAAGATAGTAGGAGATATCACGTTTGATACTAAACGAAAAAGAATCGTATTTCAAGCTGATAGGTATTTCCCTGTAGGATCTGTTTTCCATTTTACGCACAATTGCTTCAATTATATCATAACTTGCCGACTTCGTAAGCCGGGGCTTTGGTTTGAAGCCAGGAGAGAGGATTCGGGCCCTATTTGCCCTGAAGATATTGAGCGCTTTGAATCGGGAAGGTTTATACACCGAGATGGGTACATGCATTACATATAAGCTGAACTTGACGATTTTTCGTCAGATTATAATTTTTTTTTCATATTATTTTTAAGCCATCAGACTGAGAAGTTAGGTGGCTTTATTTTTTATGATATGCTTTATTTTTAACTACCTTTGTCTCATAACAAAAATGTTTTATCATGGTATCAACGTGTATTATTAAAAGAGATAATAAAAAGAAAGTTGTTTCTGTCTCTACCAGATCAGGGGACAGGTCTATGTTGTTTGATAAGATAGCATCTATTCCTCTTATGGAGAACAGGGAACGGGCTACTACTGTTTTTAAAACCGTATTTTCTAATAAGTTCTTAAAGGATTTTGGCGACTGGAGAAAGAGAGTGCCTATCAACAAACCGGCTTATAATAAGGTTAAATCCAACATTGATCTTATTCCGGAAGCTTATAGAGAAAGGGTACTGGATAAGGCTTCTAAGATGAGTAATCCTGTTCTTGTATCAAAATCAGATGCAACTTATGGGATTCAAGAATCAGGCTTCGGATTCTATAGCCAAGATCTGGGTGATAATATTATGTTGGTGGATGCTATGATCCCATCAAGTATTTCCGTACCGGAAGAACCAGGAATAGACGCCGGGCAGTATTTACAAGATGCTATATCTTCGGACTTCACTCCCGTATCTGTGGTACAGGATAAGGGTGTTAATTATATGGTTATAAAAGACGGTCTTAAGATATTTAGCCCAGAAGAGCTACCAGAAACAGATTCTAATCCTGTGGGTGTAACGTATCAGACTGGAGAGCCTCGTTTGTTTTTCATGAACGATCGTAGTCAATTATTTGAAGATTACGGAGAAGCTCTTCGCTCTGGCGGGAATGATATTAGAATAGGATTCTTATCAGGAACCGTTCAAGAATCTACCGTGGATGGCGTGGCAGACATTACTTACAAAGCTGGAAAGTATGTTCTTAATAATCCCAAGTCTTTTATACCGGTCATGACCGCTTCTGCTTCTACTTCTTTATCAACAAAAGGCGGGATAATTAACTACCTTATAAAGAAAGGTCTTTTGTCAGGATCTAAGATATTCGATTCTGAAACAAGAAGCTATTATCTTACAGGAGAAGGTTATACAGGACAAATTAGACTTTTCAATTCAGCCTTATCATACACCGAGCTCCGTAATCATTTTGGTTCCGATGTTTCCATGAACGACCAAGGTATGATAACCATAAGCTCGTTGGATAACAGTAAGGTAACTATGAGACTCGCCACCGGAGGAACGGAAAGGGTTAGTAGGGAACAGATAAAGAACGATCTTAAGTCAGGAAGATACAATGAATTGGACGCCAAGTACGATCATTTTGATGCGCTTGTAGTTTCATTCATATTAGAAGATAACGATCTTTATGCTGATACTAAAGCTAAGATCGTATCAGATTATAGCAGGCAGGAACGTGACCAACGAAATTCTATTGTCGAGATACTGAAAACGCTTGGCGTTAGTGTCATAGGTATGACCGACTATATAGAGAAGTACCAAACCAAATACGGGCACGAACCTTCTGCTAAGGCATTGGCGGATATTGCTAATAACGTAATAGCAGTTGGTGAAGATGCTACTTTATCTGATTTAGTAGAAGAAACAGCCCACTTCCTTGTAGAGGCATACAGAGATCAGAATGCTGTTGAGGCTGTTCTGCAAGATGTGGAAGGTACGGAAGAGTGGAACCAGTATGCAGGTCAGTATTATAATACATACGGTAAGGTATATGAAGGAGCTGAGCTTGATAATGCTGTTAGGAGAGAAATTCTTGGAAAGATCCTCGCCAGGGAGATGCAGACCGGCACAGCACAGGCGCCGGTAGAGCCCACCTCCTTCCTGGGGCGCGTCCGGCGGCTTTTCTCTGGAATAGTAAGCTGGCTTAAATCAGCTTTATCAACCCAAAGACAAGATTTGAATAACGTTATTAAAAACATTCGTGATCTTGCCATTACTGACATAGATAAAGGATTTGACACTTCTCTGTTAAAGGATAATGACTTTACATTATACTCCCTTTCTTCTATGAACAAGAACAAGTTTCTTGAGTCTAAGATCAGATCGCTAAGAAAAACATTAAGAGACTTACGTCAGATAAGCTCTGATAGGGCTGTAACTACGTCTATGACCCTTGCTCAGCTTAAGACCATAGAAGATAAGATAAATAAAGTAGAGACCGAGATAGACAAGAATGAGATGGCGGCTGCCATGAACAGCATGATCTCCACAGCCGAAGCTCAGGTCAGATACTTAAGCAATGTGGTGAACACCATCCTTCATGGTGATACCAAAGACGGTAAGCTTCACTTCAATACCAATGATCGAAAGAACGTAGATATTATCAACAATCAGGTTCTTCCGATCATGAACGATCTTCGAGGATATATCCGTAACAGAAGTACCGAATTTGATGAACGTGAAAAGCAGGATTATACAAATAGGATCAATACCGTCATTGCCGACATCAATGGTATTCAGTCTGATATTAAATCAGTACAAGACCTTGATGAAAGTACGTTGCTTGATAAGTTAATGAACGAACTTCATGTGCCGGCAGATAAGGTAAAGAGAGTAAAAGAATTTTTCGACAAGGTTCAACACGATGTTTCTTGGATAAGTAGGTGGTTTGGTATATTAGAGCATTCTTCCAGTCCGTTCAATAACGCTCTTGGAGCTATGATTGCCAAAGACAATTACAATGCGATGGTGAATGCCCAGCCCGCCATATCCGACTTCCTGGCATATGCTAAAAAGCATGGTTTTAACAAATCTGAATTTGAAAAACTGCTTCAGAAAGTAGACGGCAAAACTTCTAATTACCTTCGTAGTGCTCTTGATATGGCTAAATACGATCGTAATAAGAAGCTGGCGCAGATGCGAGCGTTTGCGACTGCCATGAACATAGAGATATCAGAAGAAGAAATTGGTGATGTGGTTGACAATAACCGTAATTACGTATTTAAAAGAGAAGTAGTTGACAAGGATGGAAATACGGTTACTGAAAACGCTAAATTCAAACCATCGTCTGATAGAGTTAATACCGATATTTTTACCATCGAGCAGGAAAAGATTTATACAGAACAGATGGAAAAGTGGGATGCTGAAAATTCGGAACTGGAATTTAGCGAAAGTTATGCCACAAGAATGGAATCCATATACAAAAAGGCTGAAGAAGAATTAGGGCATCCGGTTTCTCAAACAACCAAAGAATACCTTAATGCTCTATCCAGGCAAAAACGGATATTGAGGCAGCCTTTTATTGATAGCGGTGGTAATTTTGATGAGGTTGCCTATTTTAAAAGCAGCAATTACGAAGAAGAAGGACTGCTTCGTAAACAACGTAAGGAAGCAGCTTCAGAATACATATATGTAGGAACCAGGAGAGTGGAAAAAACCGGCGACCAACTTAAGATGGCTAAAGAAATACAAGCTATAAATGAAGTTTGGAGAAAGGAATCAAATAATGTTACCAATGCCGTATCAGAATCGTTTTTGCAAAAATTAAGAACGATTCAGAGCGAGTCGGGAGGAGAAGCTGCGCTGAAGACACTTATGTTGGGAGGTCACCTGTCGTTCAATGATCGGTTTTGGAATGAAGTAGAATCGGAACAGTCGGCGCGTACCGAATCAAATAACAAGGCTTCGTATCTTAAAATGGCGCATGATATCATTAGTTCTACGACAAGTGATAGAGATGCGACTGACGTGGATTCGATTGTGAAAGATATAGAAAAAAATAAGGCCATTATCAAGGAAATAATCGGAAACAACCGAGATGTGGCTGATATCGGAGAAATTAACGAAGCGACATTTACCTCATCTGAAAGAGATGCTTTTAGGGCCGCATCTGAAGCTATTGAAGCTGATTACGCTATCTTAATAGATTATGCTAAGATGGTGGGTCTTGAAGATATTGATAAGTACCTTACTAAAAGCAGTAAGGCCGAAAACGAAGTAAATCAGTCTTATTTAAATGCTCTTGCTGACTCCAAGGAAGTGGAATGGAAGTTCGTACAACGTCATACTACGGCGAAGAAAGCAAAAAGGATTCAGGCTTTAAGGGATAAGCTGTTTAAGGCTGCTGATAACCGATATCTGTTTACCGTATCTGAAACCAACTACCTGTCAGAAAAGCTTGGTATAAGCAAAGAATTAGACGGTAGAGATTTCAGGAATGCTGTTAATGCTAAGATGGCCAGCTTGTTTTTAAATAACACAAGAGAAGAGGGCATAGAAGAGACCAATGCTATTGTTAATGAATTTGCCAGGAGCCAGGTCTTTTCGTACTATAAACGCATGGCGCCTACCGGATATGCGGCCATGATCGACAAAATAGGTCGAGGTGAGATAGATGTGGCGCAGATGGTTAAGGACGTACAAAACGGTACATCCACCCAAGATTATGGCATGGACATATCGTACCTGTCTTTCGATCCTGCAAGGGCATGGGTGGCTGAATCTGAAGCCGAAAATAGCGGCCGTAATCCTGATTATGTAAAAGATCATGGGTATGGTCATCGCATGCCTAAGAAAAGCCTGTATCGTGATGAATCGTATTTCAATGACTTTGGTATCAAGTATGATGCTGACGGTAATGAAGTTGCTACTAAAAACGTAGAGCAGTGGAATATGATTCAAAAACTCAAGGAAATAAAAAGACAATCCCTTGATCTATACAAAGAGCAGAGTCCCAATTTGTATGCTATTCCACAGATATCAAAACAAGACATAGAACGTATGGAAGGATTGGGTATTAACTTCAAAAATACGGTTCGTAATTTTGTATCAGATCTGTGCCTGGACAGAGTAGACGATTCTCTATATGGTAAGACCAGGCAAGGGGAAGTATATGACCCGGAAGACAGACTTAGGTCTATACCTAAATACTACATATATGAATTGGAGAACCAAGATGATGTATCTCACGATTTTGGCTACTCTTATTCGATGCTTATGATGCAGTCATCGTTATACAACGAAAAGCAGAAGTCTATAGAGCTTGCCCAAGGACTGGAGCAGATGTTGCTGAACAAACAATTTGAGGGCGGTAAGAAGGCTGAAGCAACCCAAGCATATCAGATGTTTAGGGACTTCTTCAACGATCATTATTATGGCATTAGGATGAACACCAAAAAACTTACGGTGAACATCGGAGGATATACGGTAGACCTTACAAGAATTATGATGGCTGTTGAAAGATTTATGTCGGTTATGAACTTGGCACTGTCTCCGTTTGTGGCAGCTACCGGCGCCCTGACAGGTCATATCAACCTCATCATGGAATCTGCCGTAGGACAGTATATAAGCAAAGACTCCCTTAAATACGCATCGGCTGAGTTTTCACGTCTTGCGCCATCTTGTATAGCAGAAACCGGAGACATAGATAGGAAAAGCAAATTATATGTCATAGGTGAGAGAATGGGGATATTCAATATCCGAAATCGTATGTATGGTGCCGGATACAATAGAGCGGCCAGGACCTTAATGCGTTCGCCTATGTATGCTTTTATGGAAATCCTGAACTACCCTCTTGATCCGCAGGTTATGATTGCTACTATGGACAATGTTCGTTATTACAAAGGCCGGTTCTACACGTTCCAAGATTTCAAGATGGAAAAAGAACGCAATAAAGAACAGAGTACCATAAAAAGAGAATGGAACGCATTAAAAGATCGTACTTTATGGAGTATGGTAGACGTCGTGGATGGAAAGGTGGTTGTAAAGCCGGGATCGGGTGTTACTGTTGAGGAAGTTGAAACCCAGATGGCTATAACCAGGAATCAAGTCCGTAGCTTGTCGCAGATATGTAACGGATCTTTGAATGAAGAAAACCGAACTGCCGCATCGCGCAACTGGATAGCCAGGTTCATGACCGCCCACCGAGGCTGGCTGGTGCTGGCAGCTCAACGTCTGTGGAAAAGACGTGGCTTCAATTTCCAGACAATGCAAGAAGAGGAAGGGTTGTCAATTACGTTAAAGAATATGATAGCCAAAACATTTAGCCTGGCTTCCGAGTCTGGTATGAAAAACATCATAGATGCCTGGAACGAAAATAAAGACAATATGAATGAGGTAGAAAAAACTAATCTCAAACGCCTCAGTGTCTATGCCGGCACGTTCCTTATCATGCAGGCCGTATCTATGCTTCTTGCCGGATGGCGTGATGATGATGAAAACGAAGAAAGTTGGCTTACTCAATTTGGATCCTATGTCGGATTCAGAACCATAAACGAAATAGCTTCACAGATGCCGTTTATTATGGAGCTTAACGTGGTAGATATCATTAACGATCCGTTTGTTATGGGGCGAAAACTGAAGGATCTTACCGATCTTAGGAATTATTCACTTGATAAAGTAACATCCGGTACATACAAGGGAGAGTCTAAGTTATTTAGGCAACTCGCCAAACAGACGTTTATCAAACAATGGTATAATATCAAGACGCCGGAAGACGTAGCGCGCGCCTATAATTGGTGGCAGCAGACGAACAACAAGTCAATGATGTTCTTCATCGGCGCTACTCCTGATTCGGAAGGAGACGATGACGTTAGTTACAAATAGACGAAGAATATCGGACTTGCATTGTTTTTGTATGATTCCAATATGTTATATTAGCATCGTCAAAGAGTAGATTGTACGTTTTTTTGTTCTTACTTGAAAGATTATGTAGGTTTAATTTTTTCTGAAATTGTTTTCTTACCGGTTCTCAGTCAGAGATGATAGAGAACCGGTTTCTTTTATGTTGTCAATTATTGCTATCTTGCAAACAAAAAATCATGAGACGAAGATTTCAAATAGGGATGGGGGGTAAATCCCTCGCTTATAATCAATAAAGGCATATACATCCAACATGTAGATGGAGGATTATATACAAAAGAAAATTGGTCTAATAAAGGATATTCCAATGATCTATGCAATGGAATAGCTCTTGTAGATAAAGTGTGTTTTGTTATAGCCACCGAATATATTGGCACATTTCGTTGGGGTAAGGATGGAGAAATAGACAATATATTTGCACAAGATAGTTCTCATATGGGAACTATTAAAAAGGATTATTGGGGGCGTGAAAATCAGAATGCGTATCTTGAATATGATACCAGTAATACAGATTACGCTTTTAATAAAGCTAATAGCTATTTATTTAAAAATGGTCAAAATGGATATGTAGGTGGAGCCGGAGAGTTTTTTTTGATATCATTGTATGCGAATGAAATAAACGAATGCCTTTTAATGGTAGGAGGTACGATAATGAGTAATAGAATGTGGACATCCACTCGAAATACAAAATTTAGCTATTCGTGGTATTATGATATAAACATCCAAGGAGATCATTTGGATACAGGTTCAAGGGGTAGTTCACATTATGTCCGTCCTTTTACTGAATTAATTTTATGAAATTATGAGAAGAAGATTTGAAAATAATGCTAAACTATATGAGTATAAGATAGTTAGCAATTGTATAGGGGGGGGGGTAATCGTAGAAGGAAAGAAAGTAGGCACCATTCCACAGGGTGGGCAATTTATCTTTCTGTCTAAAAAAGAACGGCTGGATTCCATAAGTGTCCAAGGCGGTGTTCCAATGGAAGATAGGCAAGAGATCGATAGTCAGGTTGATACGACAGAGGAATTGCTTGAACAGGATTCGGTGGTTCTTGCTATTGCTTTAACAACCTCTCCTTATTATGGATTTAGAGTAAGTGTGATAGTACCTGATGAGTTTACGCTAAGAACAACCAATAGGATTAATAGAACCTTTTTAATAACAAGCTTTACTCCACCTGCTGCTATATACGGTGTAAACTTTGGTGATCCTATTGTCCTTAATTATGATAGTTACCAATATAAGATGCCAGATCTTGTAATTGATGGACCTCATGATAGAATAGTTAGGGCAGATCCTAATCTTACTTGGGCTGTAAGATGTACAGACGCCGACTTTACACCTTTGCCATATCCAGAATCATGGTCTGGCCAAGGTTTAAATTCTATGTTCTTATCAGAAATGAAACGTCTTGCTCCTGGTGATCATCATGTATCATATACAGCTTATATTAATTTGGACTTGATAGATGATGACGGAAGTAAAGTTCATACTGAATACCTGATATTAGAAAAAACACTTAATTTTACGATATGACAACAGTCCCCAACCGTACGCCTATTGTATGGTTGGGGACTGTTGTAGTTACCATCTTTTCTTGTATAAGCAGAACATGAAATAAGTTTCTAAGCATTAACTTCATGACCTCCCCTATCTGTGAAAACTAAACCAATACCTTCTATGATATGTCCTACTACAGGAGCTTTGTCAAATTCCTCCTTCGTAGCCCAAGTAGCATTATCAGGCATCAGATCCTTGAATGCGTCCGAAACATCACCTTGACACCAGCAGTTATTTGATGTAACAATGCCTTTCCCTTCGATATTGATATACATTTTTCTTCCACCACATCCAAGGCTGTTCCATCCGCTCGGTACGTTTTCCACCATAGGCTTAAGCACCCAGCTTACACCGTCTATCCTAACCCATCCCGGATCGTCTTTGTGTTTGTCGTACAAGTTTTGCCAAAAAGAGCATTCGTAGCACCATCCCCTGTCTTCCATGACAGTTCTTATCTCACACCTTTCAAATCCATCTGCATCCATCGTGTGCGGAGAATGAGGCTGGTGAGGGGTGCCACATTTTGGACATACGAGTTTTAAATTATTTTTCATATTATTTTACTTTTACGATTTTAATAGAATCTCCGATATTGTATTCTCCTTGGTATCCAACGAATTTTATGATTCTATTATGTTTAAATATTGAAATTCTTTCGTCTTCAGCATAATACATCACACGTCCACCCTGTAAAGGACGTAGATCATATATAACCCATCCGTCATTAACCTGATGATTATTTGAACATGATGATAATACTAATGTCATCAATAAAATAAAATACTTCATATTATTTTCAACATAAAAATTTGTAACCTGGTTTTACTGCCTCTGCTTCTTCTCTCGTATCAAACATTAAGGTAGTGACAGCTCCTATGCCTTCGCAAATGTAAGACACTTTCACCCACCACCTAAAAATACCAGAACCGTAATCATCATAGTACGGCTCGGAAAGAATCTCTTCTACATACCCATCTAAATAATTCACGATCTCTCCTCCTTGTTTTTAGATTCTGCCTCTTCGAGTATGCTGATCACCTTATCAACAATATCTGAATCGGATATTTTCTCAATAAAAACATCCATTGCCTTAGTTATGTCATTGGCTTCTTTTTCTTCAAGAGCTATTTCTCCACCGGTAATAGCATCAGATAATGATGTAGATAAGTGTCTTATCTTATCAATGCTCATAAACGTAAATGGATTACCACCCCAGCCACCACCCATTTCTTTCATGATCTGATATCCACCTGAAATAAGTCTGCCTGATGTCATGGCCAAGGAGGATACGATTAGGGACAGTACCGCCGCTTCCGTCCGCTCCTCGGACACGCCCTTCGACCACACGGCTGCCCTTATAGCGCCGGCCAGGTCGTCTATGTATGGCATGAGGCAATCCTCCATCGCTTGTGTTATATCAGCTATAACCTCACTACGCTCTTTATTTATGTAGTAGATAGAAGCATTGTACCTCTTTATCTCTTTGTCCATATCATTTAAAAGACGCTTGATATTGTGCTTATACATAGGACCACCCTTAATCACTTCCTTTAGCTTAAGAATGTAATTATAAGCCTGGTCGTTTACGAACAGCGTCATGGTCTCAACCGTTGAATGAAGCGTGTTGAGACTGTTAAGAATCTTATCGAAATTGTTTATCAAATAAGCTTTTCTGGCTTTTGCTGCATAGTTAATCATCGCATTCGAATTTTAGATTTTCAAGTTCATGTATTTGTAACCTAAGAGACTTAATTAAATTCGTTCTCTGTTCCTCTGCATGTTTTAAAGCCTCTTCCTTGCTTTCAAAAGCACAATCCCCTATCTGATAAGGGGTGTAACGACCAGGGGTGTCGGCTAATAAAAGACCACCACAATCTTCTATTCTGGCTTTTACCTTTCTTATTTTCCCATCTTTTAGACACATGTCTGTAACCCATACGAATTTACCATATAATTTACCATACTCTTCTGATCTCTCTTCTTGCAATTCATACCATTTAGGCTTAGGAAATCTTAATGTGAATCTAATTTCGGTATCTTTCTCTAAGACATTAATATCATACGCCTCCGGCCACAGTTCTTTTATGCTGTCTTCATCTTCAGCATACGCCACCAATACAAATGAATTACTGGATTCTGCACTACACCAATATGGATATTTTATAGGCCATTTGACTGGACGGTAGTCATTACCGCAGTCGGATTTTTTAATGTAAAATCTTGCTCTAATCATATCGTTATTAATTTAATAATTTTTCTATTTTAATTGATTTTGATGATAGATACATATTCCATGTTCCTCTGCCTCTATCACCTTTTTCGTTTTGTTTTTGGATTGTCAAGTACAGATCTCCGTCTTCACATACTTCAACTTTTTTCAAGAAGCCTATCATTTCATCTCCTGCTTCGTGTAAAATACGGATCTTATCTCCTTCTTTTAACCCATAATTGGAATCAAAATATTCTTTTTTGATTCTATCAATGTTGTCTTTATGTTTTTTTATAGCATAAAGCTCTTTTCTTAATAAATAATTTAGTTGTTCTATTGTCATTTCTTTTCCTCCTTATTTAATGGCATTAACCCTTTTCCGTGCTTGTCATACCACAGCATAGCTATGCAGTTCCATGCACATTGTGCAAGATGAAAACATCCTGTATCGGAATCCACTCTTTCCCCTTTCATGTATTCCATTAGGTGTCGAAACATCGCAGCACGGTACCGTTCAATGCCATTGTCAAGATTCTGCCAAGTATTAGGACCGTACTTTTTGGCTCCGGCATGATAGACTTTTACAATGTCCTCAATTTCTTCCATCGGAAGCAAATCCCATCGTAGTTTATCGTCAATGATGTCATTTTTCACCGATTTGTTTTCTCTGGATACTTTGACAGGAATAATACCCATAATGTCCGTTCCTACGATAAACGTCTCTCCATTGCAACAAACCTCCGCATATTCATCATCTACCTCTATGTCTGATACTGCCTCCACTATAGCTCCTCTGGCTATTTCTAATTCGGAACTGATTACATCACTTTCCAACATGCGAAAAATAGATCCTTTTGGATAAAGGATGTTTTTAGTATTATTGTCCATCTTTTCCATTGTTTTATCGTTGTTTTAATCGCTTGATATAATAATATAATCCATCATTCTCCTGTAAAGCGGTCAAATTCTTCTCCGCTCATGACAATGCGGTTAATGATAATTATGCCGTTATCGCTATAATCATCATCTTTAATTCCCATATCATCAAGCTCTTTCTTTAAGTCTTCAAATGTGGGACCTTTCTTGTCTTTAGAAAATAAAGTAGCATGTACAACCTTTCCGTTGTTTAGTTTTACTCTCACGGTATAGAGATATCCTTTTTCTTCTTCATCCTTTTTATTGATACCATCAAGGATGCTATTTATCATATCCTTGTTCTCACGTGATAGGTTGGGTATAGCTATTCTGACCTTGAATCTAAATACTTCGTTTTCGTTCATGACTTTCTGTTTTTATTGTTTTCAAAATATTGTCTTACGGCTTCTATGGCTTTATCATCATCAAAAACTTCTTCAAACTCCGTGTAGAACCTATCTCGCTCCATGCAGAATGTGTTTTTCCCTTCCGGTATAGGACGGAACACAACCATCCTCTCTTTGTCGTGATTGGTTCCTATTATGTTATTATCTAAGATAATAGAATACCTTCTTGAACTTTTGTTGATAACAACATCATGTTGAAGACCATACAATTTAAGTATTTCCCTTAATTCATTTGTTTTCATTTATATTACTCCTTCCAAATTTACTTTAATAGAACCATTTATGGTTTTAATGCTCCCATCTATGGTTGAAATCACATCATCTATATCATTTATAATACTTTCCATGTCATCAACCACCTCCTCCATATCAGTTACAGCCTGATCTGATTCCCAATATCTTTCTGAGTCTTGTAACGATTCCGGTATATTATCTCTCGCCTCAGTCTCTTCGTCTAAAATCATATCAACATCATCTTTGGCTGAATTTATGTTGCACTTCAACTCCGATAACTTTGATTTGATGTATTCAAAATCTGTTTTATACTTATTTACGTTGTTAATAACATCCGATATTTTTTTTCTTCTCTTGTTGTTCATGCTTTTATCCTATTATAATATTCTATAACCTTTTCTTTTCTATCTCCTGGTTTTACTGCCATATTCTCAGCCAAGAACCTAAAATACGACACCGGTATGTCCTTGAATCTAATTCCTTCATATTTTCCAAACCACATTATTATACTATCAAGATCGTCTTCTCTCCTACCATCTCCATTCACAGATTTAAGCGAGGCTGCCCGACGAAGGATCTCGTCTTTGGTAATAATATCACCCATCCTTATATTAGACAGAAGTTGATCGCCAGCAAACATACACCAGCCCTTAGAAGGGAATTGCTCGATTGTCAGGTCTTCTATCCGACCAAAGCGTCTCATGTTGTCGCAGCAATCAACTATCAGCGCCTCTTTCTTGTCAGGATGGATGCGGACGGCGCGGCCTAATATTTGGTAATAAATTGAATATGAGAAAGTTGGTCGACCAAACATCACACAATCAAGTTCAGGAAAATCAAATCCGGTAGCAAGCGTTGAATAATTAAAAACCACCTTCAACTTACCTTCTTTGAAATCGGATATGATTTGCTCTCTTTTCTTTTTGGTTGTTAGCGATGTTACGACACCGGTTATGGCTCCCATCCTGGCATTCATGAACTCTGATATTCTATCACATGATTCGATAGAATCCATGCAAACCAAAATGGCTTTACGCTCGTTCATAAGTTGAAGAAGGCGCTTGTAGATAGAGTTGTTTAAGCCGTTTCGTACAATACTTTCTTTAATAGATTCGTTGGTGTATTCGGCTCCGGTACTGTTTAACATCAGAGCCGATTCATCAAACGACCATCGTTCGTACTTAAGTGGACACCAAAACCCTTGAGAAGTTAGTTCTTGTATTTGAGTCACATGAACTATTTTCTCGAAGAAGTTATGCTCGTCTTTCGTCAGCATATTGAGCTTGCTATAGTTCCCTTCCAGCATGGAACTGTAGGTTCGGAGGCGGCAGGGAGTGGCGGTGAAGCCCAGTACCTTCGCCTCTGGGAACCTGTTCATAAACTCCATAAATTCAGAACCTTCTTCAGGAGAATATCCTGAATGACATTCGTCTATCAATAAGGTATCTATCCCTATATCCTTCAACCTCGCTACATCTTTCTTTATGCTCTTTAATGTTGCATAAGTCATAGCCGACAGCTCCTTTATACCACATGAAGCAGAATATATAGTAGGTTTAGAACCGAATGATACGGCCTTTGCATAATTCTGCTCCAGAATCTCTTTTGAGGGCTGTAATACTAATGTCGGTCTATTTATTTCATGTGCTATCTTGGATATCAGAAGGCTCTTTCCACATCCGCATGGGGCTACGATTATGCCAGGCTTCTTAGATCTTCCTGTAAGAAACTTAAGCCCGGCATCTACTGCTTCTTTTTGGTAAGGTCTAAGTTCAAAGCCCATCGCAATCTATTATATTATTTTTTGAAAGTTCTATTATCGCCTCTTTCAACATCTCCCTTGCTTTATTCTCATTATCTTCAAACAGGCATACACTGCATGTAGCACCTTTGGAGGGGTAGTCTCTGTAGGCTTCTGCTCTTTCTACAACGTACTCACAACAATAGTCGTGACTCATGTCTTTTGCTATACTTATAAAATGATCTTCTCCATCCATCAACACGCAATATTCAGCATCGTTTTCGCATGCAATAACACCTTTGTTTTTTAAAATGGATAGCACTTTATTTCCAAAAAGTCCAATATAGACCCATATATCTTTCCCTGCATTTTTGTAAAAAATATCCATTCCTTCTTTGATTGTGACTTTCTTTTCCATAATCCCTTATTTTATATCAGTAATTAAAACATATATTTTAGCAATATCTTCAAGACTCACAGAAGAACGTATATATAGTTTTTCTTCGTACTCATATAGAGCGTACCCTTCTTTTATGTCTAATATCTTAATCACATGCTTGCCTCTTTCAAATGGATCCTCAAAGTAGCTCTTATGTTCGTATCTTTGACCTACTTTGATTTTGTCAGTTTTCTTCTTCATCTTATAACGCTCTACTGCTCTACCTGTTTTTATGAAAGCTGTCGTGAGTAAGTATAATAAAACTAAATACAAAAGGATCGCTACTCCACATATTAGATCTTCTTTCATTACACTCCTTTTAAATAGTTGAACCATATATCCTCCAGCTTCTCCTGAAGCTCAAACGCTTTCTTGAAATTCCCGCATCTTACAGCAACGTCTCTCATGTATTCTACGTTTATAACTTCCGGATCTTGCCGGTATTTCGTTCTTAACTTTTGAACATCCTCGTATTTCATCGTTTTATCTTTTTAGACGGATCCCAATCTGAAGAGAAAGGGCATTCGTTTTTGTTATGTAATCCAAAGTCACAATAATAACACAGCGCCGACGGGCAGGGTAGCTTGTTTTGCGAAACAGGCTGGCTTAGGGTGGCGCGCCGCTTGCTATACCTGGCTTCTTCTGCTCCCTGGATGTACGCTTGAAATGTTTTTACACTATTATCTTCAAAATCATACATTTTAGACAAAGTGTCATTTAGCATTTCTATAGATTTTGTTTTACGCTCTTCATCTATCTTAACCTTTTGGTACTGCCTGGTTCTGGTAAAGAAATAGATGTTCATATCTGGCAGAACTCCACCATATTTTCTATAGATGTAAAATGAATATATAGGATGCTGTAAATTCGTTTCCAACTTCTTAGAATCAAAAATCTTATTCCCTGATTTCCAATCTATGACATAATGGTGAACTACGTTCTTGCTCTTTATAGCCAGATGAAGGTCTACCGATCCTACTATGTACACATGAGTATGAATTACTCCATTTATATCAACAGGCTTAGGAAGACGGTACGGCAGCACAAAATCTTCTTCGACTCCAACTATAGCGCCGTGTCTGATAAGTTTCTCACAGGGATTAAGATCACTATCAGCTATCATAAACCTATTCCCGTCTTTTTTAAACAGATCCACAATCCAAGCAAGAAGCTCCCCAGATTGTTTCATGGCTATCATCATATTTTCCG